CAGTTTGGAAGAGGTTTTGTTGGAGGTATGAGAGGAGGACAACAAAACGCTGCAGCAGGAGGTATGATACGAAAGTATGCTATTGGAGGACAAGTACCAGTAGCTCTTATGCCTGGAGAAACTGTTGTTTATCCCGATATGGTGAATAGAATTGGAGTACCAAAACTAAGACAATTAAATCATGCTGATAAAAAAATGGCTAGGGGTGGTGGAGTTGGCTTGGTTCCAGGTAAAGGACGTACTGATAGTTTCAAAACAACATTACCAGTAGGTAGTTTTGTTATTAGAACAGATGCTACAAAAGCTTTGGGTGGTCCAGTAGGAGTCATGAAAGAAGCTCGATATCAGGGTGGTGGATATGTTCAGCGTTTTAGGAAAGGAACTCAAAACAAACTACAAAAACGAACCCAGAGAACCCATTTTGGACCTAAAACTCCTTTGAGTCCAGAAGAAGCTAAATTAGCTGAAAGTATGGGAACAGGATCTTTACGTGTTGTAGCAGGTAAAACTGAAAGACAGATTAATTTTCAACCGAATATAGATTCTTTAATTAATCAAAGACTAAGAAGAGGAACCCAAAAAACAGGAGTACCTAAAACAGACTTATTAAAAGATATCTCACAAAGATCGGCTATAGAGCTCTTTGAAGCTAAAGGTATACCAGCAACTATTTTCAAACAATTAGTTGCTTCTAAAAAACTAGACGGATTAAAAGATGCATTATTAAAGGGAGTAAAAAGTAAAAAAGTACCAGCATTATTAAAGTCGGATTCTGAACTAGATTTTATCCTAAAAGATTTTATTAAACCATACTTAGGAAAAGTTAAAACATCTGCTGGAAGCTTATGGGATGAATTAGTACAATATCAAGCACTTACTAATCCTAGAGAAGTAGGAGGAAGAACAACATTACCAACAGTCAAAAAATCATTAAGTAAAACACTCGGAGAGACATTGGCTTTTGGTGGTTTAATTCAAAAATTTGGTAAAGGTTCTTTTAAGCCTTTGGAAAGTATGGGTAAATCAGATTTACTAAAAGAAGCTCTTGACAGCGGACTTTTAGAGAGAGTACCAACAGGATTTAGAGAAAGTATAGATAAAAGAAGTAAATCATTTGATCAAGTTATATATGATAAATTATTAAAAGACTTAGGAGAGAAAAGAGGATCAGCAGAAGTCTCTGCCACACGAACATCTAAAAGAGCAAAAAAAAGAAATATAGCAGTTGTCGGATTGGGTGGAGAAAAGTCTTCTACTGAATTAACTACGCCAGGAATAGAAGCTAACCTTAAAAAGGGCACAAGGGCATTTCCAGGAGTTCCAGCAACTTTACAAACAGGATCATTACCTCCAGATGTAGCTAAAAAAGTACAAGCTATTATTCGTAATCAAAGTGAAAGAATAGCTTCTGTAGTTGGAAAATTAATAGCAGGTAAAGCTGGATCAACACCAGTTACAGATAAAAAACAAATTAGAGCTATTGTAGGTAAACAACTAGATAATTTATCTGGACTATTGTTCGAGAGTGGTCTTGCTGTTGCTGGGGCTCCATATGATCCTGCGTCTAAAGCTATAGACTTTAGCAAAGGACTAGGCGATAAATTAGGTACTATGTTTGGCGTAGATCCAAAAGCTCTTACTGACGCTACAAATCAAGCAACAAAAGAAGTAGCTAAAACCAAGGTTGCTAAAGGACAATTCGATAGAGGTCGTAAAGCTGCTTTAGTATCTAAAAGACAACAGAAAAGAAATTTTGGTGGTTTTATCCAGAGATTTGCAAAAGGATCATCAACTCCAGTTCGCAATCTCGGATATATCGATGGAGACGTATTAAATGATCCCGCCAATGCCGAAATTGTTCGTAAAGAAATGGAAAGACTGGGAATTACAGATATTCATAAATATAAATCTCATCTGTCAACTATGTCGGCTGCAAGAAGAAAGTCCGGAGATCTTAGTAGATTAAGTACCATATATGGAGTTGCAGGATCCGGGAAAAGTACATTTGTTCAAGGAGGCGCAAGAGCAGCCGAAGCAGATAATGCAAAATTACGCAAAACTAATAGATATCCAATTTTAACAGAAGAAGATGTATTAAGATCTAGTCAAATTATAGATTCTACATCTGTTGCTGGTCCCAACCAAAAAGAAGTACTAAGTCAATCAGATAGAATTGTTAATTTGTCTTCTAGGACCAAAGAATCTCAAGAAGTTTTAAAAGGTAATAGAAAAAGTAGAGACTTAACAGGTAAGGGATTATTTGGTCGTAAACCAGGAGCCACCAAGGATGCATCATTAGATAGCGGGCCGGGGGAAGCATATATTGCTGCTAGTGAGGTGTCTGGTGTTAATCCCAAAAAGGTTGCAACCTATGCAATAGGTCCAAACTTTAGCAAAAAAAGAACTAGTCAACCAAAAGTGAGATCTCCAGAAAAAACGGGTTTATTCTATGGTAATTTTGGTCCTACTACTTCTGGACATTTGAGCGTTGTAGAAGAAGCCAAGAAAAGAGGAATTAAACCTGAAGATTTTGTTGCTTTAGTTAGTGGAGATACTCCTATAGACTATGCTAGTGCTGATGAACATTCTAAAAGAACAGCTATTTTTCCACAAACTTCAAAAACCGGACCTTCTAGACTAGGAATGGCAAGAGCCACGTTCGGAGCTGTGGGAGCTAATGTAGCAGCAATGCCGAAGGGGAGTGGTCCTGGTAGTATACCTAGTGCATTTAAGGTAGGAGACGACTCATATATTGTTCCAAGAGGACAAAAAGATATTGCTTTTGCCGGAGACGAAAAAGGAGAAGGTTCTCTAAATCAGTATACAAAATCAGGATATTCAGTAGAGTCTTTACCCAGAACAGGAGGTATCAGCGGAACAGATGCTAGAAATGCCATAATGAATAATGATATGGTAGCAATGAAAAAATTGCTGTCACCAGAGGGAATGTCTTATGTACAACAACATTTAGAAACCATACAAAAGAGACCCGGTATATTAGATAGTATTTTACAAAGATTTCAGGAGAACAGTCAATCAGGAAAAGGATCTGCTGGAAGACTATCTTCGGTTAAAGAACAACTCTCGAAACTACCAGCCAGAAAAAGTAAAACCACACCTCCCGAAGTAGTGGAGCAAATGGAGAGTTTGAGAAAAGAAAGAGACAAACTAACTAGTAAAGTAGGTAGAAGACCAGCTAGAATGTTATCTAGATTAGAGTCTAGAAGACCAAAAGCTGTTGGTGGAATTATTCAAAGATTTGGAAGAGGTGGACTAAGTAATCGTTTGGGTGTTTTTGATTTTGATATGACAACAGGAGAAGGTGCACAACAAGAAACACCAAGCTTGTCTGGATTTAAAAATCCTGACCTAGCTGTTCCAGACATACTAGGAGCTAAGCCTACTGGTGTGATTAAGTTAATGAAACAATATGGAGCTAGTAGACTATTAACTGCTCGAAGTGGTGGACCAAAAGGAGAAATGACAACAGCACTAGGATCCTTTTTTAAGAAAAATGGAGTATATTTACCATCTAATAGAATTGAAACATTAGGAGATCAAGTTAACAACCTTTCTACAGCAGAAAAAAAGGCCAGATCTTTATATGATTTGGTTAAAAAATATGGGGGAGTTGATTTTTTTGATGATCATCCAGACAACATTAATGCCGCTAAAATGGTGAGGGGTGTTGATGCTCGTAGAGTTAAATTGAGAAAGGCTGCAGGAGGAGAAATACCAATTATCGCCCAAGAAGGCGAATATGTAGTTAATAGAAAATCAGCACAATCTTTTGGATATGATAATCTTGCTAAAATTAACAAGTATCATAGTGGTGGTAGGGTTGGTAGAGTACAGAAATTTGCTAGTGGAGGTCAGCCCAAACTAGACACTCTAGGAGCTACTGCGACAGGATTAAGTCCTAGAGCATTTCAAATATTTGAAAAAACACTATTTAAAGTTAGCGATTTATTTAATGGAATGGGAGCAAGAACACTAAAAACCACCCAAGCTATGGATATGATAGCAGCAGTATCTCCTCAACTAGCTGCTGATATACAATATAATGGAATGGTCCATAAGAGAACAGCAACAGCACAAGAGTCGGTGGCTGTTCGCTATGCTACATTGATGCAACAGCTACAGAAAACTAATCTTACACAACAGCAGTTGGATAAGATCACTGCAGCGTATTCTAATACAATCCAAGCAGACACCAACGCTAAAAACTTATCTATCATGCAGACAAAAAGCTTAGGTAGTAAAATAGCATCAGCTTGGAATAAGGCAAGTGGAATAGTATCTCAAGCAGCTTCGTCTTTTGCTGCTACTTTGGGTAAAAAAACAAGTACGGCCACACCTTCACCAGCAACCAATCCTCAACCGTCAGGCATTAGTCCAGCACAGCAAGTAGCTCAATTTCAGTCCCAAGGAATACAAGGAGCAGCTTTAAAACAAGCTATGCAAAATGCTGGTTATGGTAAAGGGGGAGTTAATAATCCAATTGCCCAACAAGCAATTTCTCAAGTACAGGGTATGTCTGCCCAAGCTCAACAAGCTCAAACACAAAGACCATCCATGATGGGTCGTATTGGACAAGGTGTTAGAGGAATAATGGGCGGCCAAGCTAGTATGTCTATGGGATTTGCTTTACCTATGTTAGCAAGCTCATTAACTAGCGAAGAGCCAGTATCAGCAGAACAAGCTAAGAGTAATGCTACACTAGGAGGAGTAGCTACAGGTGCTGGTATAGGAGCATCTTTAGGAGGACTGCCCGGAGCTCTTATTGGTGCTGTGGGAGGACTAATTACTGGTATAGATGCTGGAGCTAAAGCTGCACGTCAATTCGCTATAAATATAGCAAGAAACAAGATAGAAGATAGTGGTGAAAAACTAGCAAAAACTTTTGAGGAAATTAATAAACAGAGTTCAGCGACTCCAGCTCAATTAGCTTCTTTAAATACTGCTTTAAAAGCTAGTATAAACGCTGCTTTAGAATCTGGAACACAAGCTTTACCAAAAGCCAGCTTATCTCAACTATTGACCGAAGTTGGAGTAGCGGCTCTAGGTGGAGGTCAAACGTCCACCAAAGAAAATGTTGATACTAGAGCAGCTATTTTCGAACAAAAAGGATTTATGGGACTTATAAAAGCTATGAGAGGTGGACAAGATGTAGAAAATAGTATGTATAGAGATATTGCTCCTACGCTAGCCAGAGAAACATCCAAAGGATATGCTGTTGCTGCTAGTCAAGCAAAGAGCGTATTTGAACAACAGTTTAAACAAGGACAATCCATAGAAGACTTAATGAATGGACCAGAATGGAATAAGCAAGCAGAAGTATTAGCAAGATCTAATGCCGCTATTCAAGAGCAAATATTGTTAATACAAAATCTTAGTGGTGTGTCTGAGACGGAGAAAAAAGCTCGCATAGACAGTATTATTGCTACAGAAGCTGAAGGTCAAGCAAGAAAACAGTTCTCAGAAGTTAAAATTGCTGAAGATTTAAAGAAACTACAAAAGGATATCAATAATCTTTCTTTTTCATTCAACAGAATGCTTGGAAACATGGATGCCGCAGTTCAATCATCGGTAGCCAATCTTGCTAAATTAGACGAATCATTATCCTTATCGTCAGCTTCTTTATCTGGCGGGGCTAAAGTTGGAGGATCATCTTCTGGCGTTCAGAATACATTAGATGTACTTAAAAATCCACAAGGATATAGTGAGAGCCAAAAGAACACAGCATTCAGTAGAGCAGCCAGCCCATTTGGGTCTCAGGCCGGTAATATAGAAAAAGTACTTAAAGCTGGTTCTGGATTAGAATCTACTATTTTAGGAACAATTAATAAAACTCTTTCGGGAACACCAAAAGGAGAAACTCAAGAAGCAGTTACAGCAAAGATAGAATCGGCTATTAGAGGACAGCTCAAAGACTTACAATTACCTCCGTCTCTTGCCGATAAATTATCCAAACAAATAGGACAGTCTGTTGGAAAACTTAGACAAGATGGAGAAGACACTGTTGACTATAGTCAATTAATAGAAAGTGTACCAGAATTATCTAAAACTATAGACTTATTTAAAAATACTGCTGACCAAGCATCTAAAGCTATGGAGTTTAATAAACAAGCTTTTGATAGATTGTCTGAGGCTACTAATCAACAAATAGACCTAACTGTAGAATCTAATGCTCGCACAAGAAATGCTCAAAACATTCTAGCTAAAGGATCTATGGACTTAAATAAAGCACTAGGAATGAATGTTTCGTTAGGAGCACGTAGATCAGCTATTGAAAGTCCAATTAGGTCCATGACAGGTGGTACCACAGATCCGTCTGCTATAGGTATGAATTATAACAGACTAGAAGCACAAAGACAACAATTACAAACGGGTAGGAATCAAGCTGCTGCCAGTGGTGATGTTGGAGCAGTAAGAGCATTTGATAATCAGCTAGCACAAACAAATACTTCTTTAAGAGAAAATATAGATGCTTTAAAGGGTATGGCAGATAGTTCGGAATTAGCATCAGCAGCACTAGATGAAATAGACAAAGCACAAAAGCGTCAACAGGCTGGTGTGGGTTTCATGGAGAAGTTGGTAACATCTACTCCTAAAGAATTAGCAAATATGAATCAGGCTTTTGCTAGACTAGATGCAAATATGAAAGGAATAGCTGTTGGAGGAACCAATCCTGAACAAAGAAAACAAAGTTTGGAAATGTTTCAAATGATAGCTCCTTTTCTAGGCGATCAAGAAAAAGGATTACAAGCAAATGTCCTACAAAGTATGCTACAAGAATCTGGTGTAGGCATATCTCCAATGTTACAACAAGTTCTTGATGGTATGAGAAATCCCACTGCTGATCCTCAACAGGCTCTAGCTATACAAACATATCAAGAAGCTACTCAGAAACAAGCTGAGGCTAATTTGCAATTAGCAACTATGAATACTAATTTAGCTAATGATATTAGTACAAAAACAGGTAATGCCGTAGCAGCAGCTATTCAAAGCAATAATATTAAATTTGAACAAAAACAATTAGACGATTTAATAAGTAGAATTAATATAGTTCCAACAGACGTAGTCCCGGCCGTTGGTAAGGCCGACGGAGGTCTTATTTATAAGGCTGTTGGAGGAAGCATATTTAAGCCAAAAGGCACAGACACCGTACCAGCGATGTTGACTCCTGGAGAGTTTGTTGTCAATAGATCTGCAACACAAGCTAATTTGCCACTACTGAAATCTATAAATAATGGATATAGTAAGGGAGGAAAAGTTAAATATTTGGCTGGTGGAGGATATGTTAGCAGTAATATTCTTAAAAAAGATGTTGATGTACTTAATCCAAGTTTGAATACCGATCAAGATATATCTAATGATAATTTACCAATTTATAATCCAGAATTATTTCCTACAACAGACGCTAAGAAATTTTCTAAACTTTCCGGATTTATCTCTTCTACTACTAGATCATGGAGTTATGCTGGTATAGTTAACGGATTATCCACTTATCTTAATGAGCTTAAGAAATCTGGAGGATCTAGTGATTATTGGGGCGGACAAGAAATAAGATCTGCTGCTGATGTTAATGACTATAATACTAAAATTATAGCTAATGGTGGACCAGACATGAGCAAGTTTCCTATCGATTTCATGACAGGTAGTACAGAAGAATTTGGGTATGCTCCAAGTTTTCAATTAGAAACTAAAAGATCTGGTTTTGGTAATCGGTGGATGCTTCCCAGTATTAGTTCGTTAAAAGACTCAGGTAATGCAACAGCTGCTGGTAAACTAGAAAAATCAATAAAAGCACAGACACTTGTTTCCAATATTCCTTTTGATGCAGAAATTTTGAATAAGATTATATCTAACTCAATTTCAACCATTATAGGATCAGCAAAATTAAGAAAGGGAAAGTCAGCAGCAGATATTACAAAATATTCAGAAAAAAAATTATTAGACATTAATGAATCATCAGATTATGGATATGTAGGTAATCAATTAGACATTCTAGATGCAGCCAGATCCGCTAGTTCAATAGCAAAAGTTTTTGAGCCAATAGATATTATTAAAAATAAATTGCAAGATAAGCCATCATCACTTGGAAGTGCAGTCTTAGGGATATCCGATGTAGCAAAATTATATCAGATGAGTGCTGGTGGTGGATTTAGATTTGATCCTAACGCTATAGATCCAGATAAATATATGGGAGGAGTTTTTGTATCTCCTAATAAAAAAGAAAGTACTGTTATAGGATCCAACTTTAAAGGTAATGTTTTAGCTGGTGCTGCTGGAGCAGGTAGTGGTGGAGGTAGTAATGGGGTAGGTTTTTCTGAAAATTCAATGGCTGTTGGACTTCCTACAGAAGCTACTATTGGTAGTAAATTACTCAATACACAAATGTTAGATGTTCTCAAAACAAAAGCAACAGAATATGAAACCGCTGTAAATACCGCTTATAGTGAATTAGATACATATATCAAAAATCCAGATAATTTTAATAGTACTAGCACACAAACTCAAAAAGCAAGTAATATTAGTGGATTATTACGTAGAATATATGATAGTAATTGGCCAGGATTATATATAAAACTACCAACAGATAATTTAAACGATGAATGGAAATCTAAAGGAACTAATGGTTTAGCGATCTTTAAACCCGATCTAGCAAGTATATGGGAAGCAAAAATTGCCCTAGCATTAACTACTCCAAATAAAGATCTATATAAAAAAGCTAAAGGATATAAGCTAAATGGAGAGCCCTCTCTAGTAAAAATAGGCAATCAAAGTCAAGAAACCATAGAGGCGGCTGGTGAAGAATACTTAGACGGGGTTAAATCTTTTCCGTGGATCGGAGATATTAAACTAGCTGAAGAATTTTCTAACAATATTTTAAGACTCGAACAAGAAGCAAGTCAAAAGAGTTTTGTTTCAGCTTTTAAAGTAGATGAACAACCCATACCAGAAAAAGTAACGCTCGATAAAATTACACTAGATAAATTAGGTCCTGGGTTTTCTAAAGACACCAAGGCAGAATTTGGTTTTCAATACAGAAATATTGAGGTACCTAAACTCTCAAGAAATACGGGATATGCTCCTCCTCAAAACGGAGAGATTCTTAAGGGAATAATAGTATCAGCAGGTGGCGCTCTAGACACTTCTGTACTGAATCCTTTTCTAGGAGAAGACATAACTGCTGGTAAAGGAAATATTTTTGCAAACAGTCTTGATGAAATAAAACAAAAATTAATTGATACTTATACTAAATATTTTGAGGGAGATCAAGCAGCTTTTACCAGTTTTTCTTTGGCTACATTAGCAACACCACAGACATGGATGACAGATTTGGAAAAATTAAATGCTTATACTACAGAAGATGGTCTTATTACAAATCCATGGTTTCCAAAAATATCTGCAGATGCATATAAGAATCAGCTACTAACATCCCCTGGTTCTGGTGGACAAGCAACAACCATACCAGGAGCAACAATATCTATTGGAGATAAACTCAAAACAGCACAACAATTAATCAATCAAATTATTGGTCCGAAGATCGGAGTTATAAGAGCATTTGGATATGGTCTCTCTCCATTAAGCGTTCCCGCTCAAATTGGACAATATGCTGAAGGTCTTATATCTTTATCAAAATCTTTTGGAAGTAAAATTGTTGGTCAAAATGGATCTGTGAATCCTAATCTTGCTGATGTATGGGGTCGTATTACTGCTGTTGGAGAAACTTTTAAGTTTTTAGCTAAAGATGATTTATTAGGATTAAGCAATAAGATTGGACTAGGCCAATCAGCTATGGGTGTTCCAGATACTGGAGCCATATCATCACAGGTTGCTCAATATGCTCAATTCTTAGCAACACAAGGAACATTCTTGGCTGGTGTTAGTGGTCAAGCCCAGCAGACTTTAGAAAAACAAGTTACTGGAGATCAACAGATTGCTAGTACCTCTTTGAGTGGCGGTAAATCACAAAGTATATCAGATATATTTAAGGGAGCATCCGATACAACTGTTGCTAAAGATGGTAAAATCCAAAGCAAAGAAGCTACTCCACCAAAGACCTTATTAGATTTAGGTAAGAAGGTTTTTAATCCATATAATTCATTTGCTAATCCAAACGATAGAGCTAGTCTTATAGATTATTTAATGTCACAAATTAAGGATCAGGTAAATCCTTATTTTAAGTCTGGTGTTACAATATTAAGAAATTATTTATTGGGCATGGATACTTTGATAAGTGGAGCAACAGTTAATGAACAAGATTTGGATGTTAACTACAAAGGCGCTAATAGTGCTTTATTAGCATTAACTAACGGGGAATTTGGCGCATTACCTAATGTTCAAAAAATTAAAGAACTAGCAGCATTTAGAGCTGCTCAACAACAAGCTAAAAAAGACAAAGCAAAGCAGGAAGCTCAAAATCCTGGTCAAGTAGCCGCTATGGCAACAGGTGGCGTAGTATATGCTAGTAATGGAACGCTAGTTAACTATCAACCAAGAGGTACAGATACTGTTCCGGCGATGTTAACTCCTGGGGAATTTGTGGTCAATAGGTCTGCTACTCAGAAAAATCTACCTTTACTTCATGCTATTAATAGTGGTGGAACCCAAGGATTAAATCGTGGAGGTATTGTTAATTATTTACAAAGCGGTGGTATTATACTGCCACAGTATCATGCTGATGGAGCAGTTGCTAGTTCAACCAATAGCGTTGTTGGTGGAGGATCAATTAAGGTAGATGGATCATCTGCTGCTCGTGGACTAGAGTCTGCCCTAACCGTTGGAACAAATGCTCTCAAACAAGTATTACAAGGTTTTGGTATTTCTCCAGAATCTATAACTGCTATTAATAGCTTTGTAACAGGATTACAAAAGGTTAGTGAAGTACTAGCAAATATAAATATAACTCCTGAAGTCAAATTTACTGGTAGTGTTGACGTTAATGTTAGGGGAGCAGAAGGTTTAACTGGCCCAATGAGAGATTTAGTTAATGGAGCAATTAATAATGCTATGACAAGACTACAGTCTGCTAACAGCGGAGCTAAACTAGAAGTTCCACAAGGAGATTTTACTAGTGGAAAATGAACATAGAATACTGAATTAAAACAATAATGGCAAGGTGTATACTATATTAGTCTCATGAGGAAAATTATGATCAATTCCCCAATATACATATTCGATAGTATAGGATGTAAATTTTCTATACTAAATGGTAATTTTTTAATCGGCCAATCCCTATCTGGCTATAATAGTTTATCGTCATCTCATGTTGGTTGTTATATTCCATATTTGGTCAGAAGTGGTTCTTCTTGGGAGGTTGGTGTTGGTTATATAACCAATAATTCTGGTGGAATTGTAGTAGAAAGAACTAAAATAGTTCGATCTTCTAATCAGGATAGTATTGTCTCTTTTGACAATTATGATAAATCAGAGTTTTATGTTTTTGCAAATGAGAGTAATTTTAATGTTGGTTTTAATAATGTTATTGTAAAGAATAATGATTTCGTTATTGATAAAATTCAAGCAACCTATTTAGTAGACTCTTCGGATAAGACAGTATATGCCACACTACCCAGCATAGAGAGTACTAAAAATCTAATCATAGAACTTAAACTAGTTAGTGGTAATAATTTAGTTTATATCTCCAATCCAGCTGGTAAAATATTTGCTACTCTAAGCACAGATAATTCATATATCCGTATTGTATCAGACGGTGTCAACTGGGTTGGTTTGAATACGACAAATAATGTAGAGCTTAAATCTCTATCGTCTGATGATTTGATGTTTAGTGCGATGTCTGGGATTAATGCTAGTCCAACGTTATCTTTTCAATATAATACAGGAAGTAATAATATTGGAGGAGCAGAATTATATTACGGTTCGGGTAATAAGGTTCTATTCGGAGACGATGTTGAAACTAGTGCCCACCATATTATTCCAGTCTCTGGTTCTGCTAATACGGTATTTAATAATGATAATGCTAATAGTAATTTTATTGTAGAAGGAAGCGGTACTAGAAATCTATTTTTTGATTATCGAGGAAGACTTGGACTTAATATTCCCTCTGGAAGTACCCCTGATACTATTTTCCATATAGTTAATACAACTTGCAGAGAGGGTATTAGACTAGAAAATAGAACATCTTGCCACCCAGCTAACATAACACTATACCATAAGCCCGTTTCAGCAATAACAGCTAACTCCGTAGTAGCAGAAATCAACCTATCTGCAAAAAACTCATTAGGCAACCAAACAGATTTTTCTACTATACAATCAAAAGCCATAGATAATACTGCTGGAACTTCAAAAGGTCAGTTTAATATTGTTGTAGCAACAACGGATGCTGCTGGTACTGGAATCCAAACTATATCCACAGATCCAGATACTACTATGATTGGATATAGTGGGGTTAATTTAACAGTAAACAATGGTGGATCAGCTAGCTTGGGTTATAGTAATAGTAAAGTTATTTCTACTAGTAATGCTATTACTATACAAGCGCCAACAATTAACTTAAATTCTAGCAATATTGTTCTTGGAACAGGAGTAGCGACTAATATAACTGTTCCAACATTATATGCTACTAATCTTGAAAGTAACAGAATAAAGATCAACGGTATTTCACAAGATAGTATTTTAAGTATTAATAGTTCAGGAAATATCTCTGCTGGTAGATCTGTTCGATTGCCTATCACAGAGAACATGATACTAACCACTACAACAAGTGGAGCTATCACAGGAATATATAGTACAACAGACTATTTCCTTACCAATGGAGATGTACTATGGAATCAATATGACGATAGGTCTTGTTCTGTGGCTGTTAGACAAGTTATATTTCCAAGTGCAGTTCCGGCCCAAGAATTTATCGTCGGAGACCAAGTAGAAATAAATATTTCTGGAACTAAATATTATCGGAATATTACTGATATTGAAATAGATAATAACAATATAGTAGCATTATTACTTAATCAGAACGTAACATCAGATTCATTTGCTAATGCAACCATACAATCTGTTAGTCAGGGTGGATATTTATCCATATCTAAAACAGTAGACGATCCGAATATTTCTGATGCTACTAGCAACACTCTTAGTATTCGTCCATTAACAGATACCGTATTTAATACCAAGCAAAAAGATATTAATTTTTCAGTATACGGTGTGGATCCTACACCAGCATTAACTGTTAAAGCAAATTCTGGCAGAAGTACTGTACCATCTGGATTATTTCATCCTTTTGCTAGTCAAAGACCACAATGCGAACCTTGCGTATTATATTATCCTCCAAATGCAAGTATCGCTCCTTTTCCAATTGTTGTAAATAGTGGAGGAAGTGGTCTTAGTACCCAACATATCTCAGCTAATTTTAATAGAGCTGCCTCTGGTATTTTTTCTGGAATGCTCACCTCTGTTGGAACAAATGGTTTACCGTCTTTTTATGGTACATATGATCAAAACGGTAACGTAGCAGAATGGGTAGAAGATGCTAGTGCTACTTCTACTGGAGGTTCACAGTTTGTGGCTGGTGGTTCTTGGTTAACAGAGATTGATGGTACTATTGGTGCCAGTGGACTAAAGAACATAGAGTCATTACCAAGAATAAGTGGTTATGAACACGTTGGTTTTAGAGTGGCAAGTCAATATAACTTAACAGATATAACAACCATAGCAGACGATCTAGATATAAATTTCGTTTCCGTGTCAAATCCAAATAACATATCAGATGATGGATTATTTTATCTCTTACAAGATGATTCATATATTGCATTTGAATTACCAAATCTTGGTTCTGTAAATAAAAACTATAGAATAGGTAAATACGAAATAACAAATGATCAGTACTGTATATTTTTAAACGCTGTAGCAACAGCTAATGATAGAGGTCTTTATAAGACAAAAATGTCTACTGAACCAGTTGGAGGCATTTTAAGAAGTGGAGACGGATCCATCAATCCATACGAGTATACTGTTAAGTCTAATATGGGTAATAAGCCGGTTGTATTTGTAGACTATCTTAGTGTAACCAGATTCACTAATTGGTTGCATAATGGAGCTCCAACAATTAATGTTGTTGATGTAGATACAATCTTAGATTTTGGGGCCTATGATATTTTTCCAATTGGAGAAGCTTCTTATCTAGTTAATAAAAATATTTATCAAAAATATTGGATTCCTAGCTTAAACGAATGGCATAAAGCAGCATATTTTGAACCAAGAGAGGGAGTAATCACAACAGGCTCGTCAACAGTTCTTGTGAAACGAAACGAACCATATACTGTGGTTTCTGGTACAGCTACTTCGGAAACGCTCTTAGCTAATCTCAGTGTAAGTGGCTGGTTATATGTTGACCATTTAATAGTCGGAGACAACATAAGATCTTCGTCTACCATACCTCGTAGAGAGCTTCCTTCTACGGGAGGAGGAACAGGAGAAGTTAATCCAGGATTTTTATGTTCTTCAAATACCGACTGTGAAACTTGTGAAGTATGCTCTGGCGGTCTTTGTGTTGCGAGTAATGATGAATGCTGCTTGGCAGACTGCTGTTTACCCGGAGGATGGAATGCTTCTCAGGCAAGATGTGATTTGTGTAGCAATTGTAGCACAGAGGCCATTGGAGGAGGAGAACTACCATGTACAATATTAGGAACATGCTAACAATAATGTGGAGATTAAATTAATATGTCGAGTATATACCTAAGATATAGCCCAGTGCCTGTTGTTGTTTCTCAATCTTACGAAAAGGATAGCTTTCGTAATGAGGATGGAGAGTTAATAACTCCTAATTTTCCTAACCAATGGGGTTCTTATACTACTTCTTTCGCTTCTTCTGGTTGGATTTCTTTAGCTGCTGGTAGTGGTATATTTCTAAATACTCCTGGTTATGTAGATGCTAGTGGACTAAGAGTTAATTCTATTTTAGCTCAAACTTACAACAGAATTGATAGCGAAGGTCAGATTATTCCATTGTATAATGGATCTAACGGAGGGTTATTATATAAGCAAACAAATGATGTGGTTAATACTATACCAGACTTCGTTTATAATACTGGAATCAACAAATTAACTAGTCCTAGTGGAATTGTGGGACATCCCTTTTATGTAAGTCCAGGGAGCAATCCAAATAGTCCCACTAGAGAAATAGCTCAATTTATACCTCTAGAACTTATTCCGCAAATTACTATTCCTGGAGAAGGCGGCACTTCTATTACTACGCCAGCCGAAGTAAACATAAGTGGGGCAAACTTTTTTACTTCTAATATTATTATTGGTACTGGTGGTAATGAGTATAAAAATACTATTTTAACACATCAAGGAGCCGATGCTCCAGCAGAGTGGATCAAAGCAGACTACCTTCAAGCAGACGGAGCATTATGGAACAGATATCCTAAACGAGCTGTCAGAATAGAAAATAATAGGATCATATTTTATAATAGAAAACCCAAATGGGCTATATTATCTAATAATGATGATTATGAAGATTTTGATTTAGCTGTTTTAGAAAAAGAATTTGGAAATAACGATACAATAGCCTTAATTGACGCAGAAACTCTTGTAACAGAGTATATTAAACCAGCTCTAACCATAACCTATCCTTATGTCGATTCAGATCCTGACACATCATTTTCTCCAGTTTTTGAAAGCCAAATAATAACAGATGTAGGTTCTCCTCCTGAATCTTATGAAGGCTATGCAATGTCTATCTGTCCTGGTGCTTCTTTAGTAGAGGAAAGCGATCCAAATAGTATTGCTTATAAGAATGGATACGCATTCTCTGTTAAAAAAGGAGCATATCTTACGATGCAACTCGGACCAGATGCTACTGGTCCTTGGGCTTGTGCTGATTTTCCAGAAAATTCAGGATATAGATTTAAACCTAGCACCGCTAATACTATTAGCATTAGACCTAATATTCATACAGCTTTTAATATGTTGGCAGAAAATATTGACTTTTTAATTTATGGACAATATTTTTCACAATACGATAATTATGAAGCTAATATTTTTGGTCTAAACGCAAATAATATACCATCAGGGCTTACACCCGCTTTTATGGTCGATGCCAATATTAGTAATGCTGTAAGCGGAACTATTGGTTCTGGTGTTATTTTCCAAAAATATTTAGATAGAGCTAAAACCATTCCTAGTGGTTATCTTGTTGATGAAACTCCAAAAGTTTGTATTAATACCAATAAGCCGTATACTATTTCTAGTATTGTTAGTGGATTAGGTTTCTTATCTAATTATTCTTCATTAACCGTTAGTGGAGTTACATTCTCTAATAGTATCTTAACAGAAGAAATCTATTTAACGCCCAGACCGAGTACAGATAATTCTGGTAAATATATCGCTAATGCTCTATTAACACTAAATGCTGCAGGACAAATTGTTTCAAGACAACCTCGTACAAATCCAACAGTTCCTGATAAGCCTATAAACATTGAAATATTAATATTAGGCAATAATGAATTTTCAATTAAGTGGGTTGCAGGAGAAGACGGTGGTAGTACCGTTGTGAACTATATAATAGAATTTTCTGTAAATAATGGTAACACCTGGACAGAGGTTCCTTCTGGTCAAATTTTAAGAGGATCAAATGATCAGAAATCTTGCACAATTATCGGTCTCGAAACATCTATTCAGTATTTATTTAGAGTTAAAAGCCAAAATTCTGTTGGAGTTAGTTCAGGGTCATTACCATCATCGCCTGTTCAATCCAATAATTCTGTTCCCCAAAGTCCAAAAGACTTTGTGTATACTAGATTTTTTGGCGAAAATAGCTCAGAAATTGAACTTTCTTGGAGAGAACCAGATTCAGAAGGTCTTTCTCAAATTTCTGGTTATATCATAGAGGAATCCGACAATAATGGCATGAGTTGGGTCTATTACAACAGTCCGTCCTCGCCAATCGTCAATACTTCCGAAATGATTTATGGTTTGACTAATGAAATAAATTATTTATATCGTATTAGTGCAATAAACGATTCTGGTCAAGGAACATTTAACTTTGTCTATAGTACTGGTAATGTTATTGTAGATAGTATCTTAGAAGAAGAAGAAAAGAAAAAATCAGAAGATGTATTAAGCAACTGGGATTTCGGGTCCATACTATTCACAGGAGTTTGTTCCACATGAGTAAACTATTATTAAAAAGAGACGATCAAAGTGAGTCTCATCCACACCCAAATCAGGTGGACGTTGGAGAATTAGTGATCAATTCTGTAACAGGTAAACTGTATTCTAAACTTGTAGACGGATCTCTGGTGGAATGGTATTCTCAGAAAGTCTGTTTTGATACGGCTCCTACTATTAACTTTTTTTACGGTAGCACTCTTGCTATTGATAGTCTTAATAATTTTTGCTGTGCTGGAGACATGTTTACTGTTGATGTGTCTGAATTAAAAGTTCCGCCCAAAGAATATTCCTTTGAATTTACTGAACTTACAGAAAATACATCAGCTGGAAGTATTATCTTATCTCCTCCTCAGTATACTCTATATGCATCTACAAAAGAACCAACAATAACTCTTAGAAAAGCTTTAATTCCTGTTAATCTTACTATCGGTCAAACAAATAATATTAGTATATTTAAATTTACAGTACTATCAGAAGGTAGAAAATTAATTGAAAAACTCTTAACTATTAAGTGTTATGAACAATCTTGTTCTTCGTCAACAACAGGGGGTTGATTGTGTTAAATATCTCTAATTTTAGTTTGAAAGAATGTGAATGTGGAGTTACTCTGGATTTTCCGAATCCTAGTGGTAATTTACAAAGAAAAGAAGAATATTTAATATATTTTACTGTCGAATCTTCATTGCCATCAGAACCTCCTAGTTCTGTTTCGTTAACTCCATCTTCTTATGTTTTGAGTGGTACGAATAGTTTTATTCCCAAAGTCATATCTAAAGTAGTATCTATTCACAGAGGAGAAACACAGTCTTTGATTAAGATGTCTATTAAAGACAGATTTGATCAAACTTTATTTGTTGATTACGTTAAACTTATTTGTTCTCCACAAACGTCTGTAACTAAAAAAGGTTTCTTTAAGACCGGTCAAAATAATATAGGTTTTAATGGTGGATCATTAATGACAATAATGAGATTAGAAGGAGAAGAATCCTCTACTTTTGATTTAGATATAGGAATGGTTGTTACGGGTGGTGTTCTTACTACTAATCCATATATTGTAGAGATTTCCAATGACGACATAGAACTGTCTCAAAAAATAGATACTTTAAGTATAAACCCGATTCCTGGTAATTATACCTTTACTAGAACAACAAGTTGTATTGATCCAGATATTCTCAGGAGAAGAGAAACTCAGCAACAATATGTTATATTAGACTCAACAAATAATTGGACATATAAATCTAGCGATAAAGTTATTATTCAATTTATTAGAGAAAATATGAATGATAATTCAATATCAGTAGTTGTTCCGGCTAAAAACCAGGCTGTTCTACCAACGGATTCTCAGAAAACAGACATTCCAACATTGGCTATGGTTTATACTAATGGTCGGGTTAATAATGATCAATATTGTATTAATTAAGCGGTTGTCTATATTGGTGTATTCAATTTTTAGTATCTTAATTTCGTGAGCTTTATATGAATATTAATAGTCAATTCTGTATTACAAACTATACTGGACAAGAACCATTAAATTTAATGGTCAAACCGGCTAGTATTACTGGTGTGGCAGAAGTAGCTGACTATAACAGATTTATAGAGGCTGTTAGTACCATCTATGGGAATCAAAATTCTACTGGAAATATTCCTACATTTTGGACAACAAGAAATTCTTCTACTGATTCGGCAGGACACATTAAATATGTTTATGCTCCTAGTGCAGAATCTAGTTTAAGAACACTACAATCTGCTGAACCTTATTATTTTATAATTAGAGATACTTCATATCTTCCCTTAAAAATTCCAACAATCGGAGGAACCGTTCCGGGATTTGTAGACTATGATGGAACACAGAGATATAATCTTCCTGTTATAGTGAATCCTTCTTCTATTATATTAGGACCAAACCAGGGTAATGTTCATACTTTTTCTGTGTCTATAGATAAGTTGGAACCACAAGAAACCTATAAGTATGAATTTAAAGCAGTATCTTCTAACTGGCCCACGGTTATTAACTCAATATCTGGTATAATTAAACCATCAGAACCACAAACCTCTATAGATGCAACTCTAACCTTTTGTGTTAGTACAGGAGTTTGTGTATCGGGTTCAGAAGGCTTAATAGACTACACTTTAGATAATAGCCAAACAGGATCAGCATATAACAAGTCTATGTATAATTTACATACCACGATACAGTTATCTGTTGAACCAATTTCTTACGATGGTCCAGAAATACTTGGAAAACAGTTTACAGCATTATGCGAGGATTGCTTACCAGAACTTATGGTGAATATACCTACGGACCCAATAACCTTAGCAGGGAAAAATAATTATTGTCAAGATATTATAGCTACAGTTTCTGGATTGATTCCCAATCATACTTATAACTATGAATTTAGTTCTGTAATCGGTAATTGGCCAGCAGTTATAACCCCGCCAACAGGAACTTTTAGGGCTTCCAAAAAAACAGCAGAGATTAGAAGTCGTTTGGCTTTTTGTCCGTCAACTATTCTTTGCACCGGCGGAACTCCGGGCTTATTAGACTATGATTTAAATTCTTATCAATATTTATTTGATAATACTTGTGGTAAATTTGTAACATTAGAACTTTCAGTAAATACAGAAGACGAAACTACTCAACAAGGCATTAGCGATAGACTCACAGTCTATTGTCAAGATTGCTTGGGTGACACAATGGTTCCATCATTAACTATATCTGCTAACCAAGCCTAATTTTCGAAAGAGTATCAAATATGTCATATGTAGATATTAAAACAGAACTTTCTGGATTATTACCTTTTGAAAAATACGACTATAAATTCGAAGGTATGGGAGGTAATTGGCCATGCACTGTTACTCCGTATAGCGGCTCAATACGACCTTATGGTAGTACAATGATATTTGAAGGAAAAGTTCATTTCTGTTCTGCTAAAACTGCTTGCTCAGGTTCTAGCGGTATTCTTCCGTACAGCAATCATCTTTGTGAACCAACTTCTGATTTATTTACTACTCTCAGATTATCTTTAAAGCCTGAAAATTTTCCACATACCTTATATACTAATACTTTAGTAGCTTCTTGTGCTAATTGTTTTCCTCAGCCTAGTATCACAACTCCAACAAGCGTTACATTGAATCAAATTCAAGGTAATGAATATACTTTAACGTCTGTTATTGCTGGTTTACAACCAAATGAAACCTACACATATAATTTTGAGAGTATTGATGCTAATTGGCCAGTAAAAATAAATCCAGTATCTGGATCAATTAAAACATCAAGAGATAGAACGACGCTTGTTTCTAATGTCATGTTCTGTAACAGTACTGGTTTATGTAATAACGGTAATGATATCTTAGATTATTCAACAACTAGTAGTTGTTTATTAGAAAAAAACCTATATTCAATTATACAATTATCGGTAGTTCCCCCTGCATCCTGTGAAGCCGAAACTGTTGTTAGTAATCCTATTCCAATTTATTGCAAAGACTGCTTACCTTCTGTTAATATAAAAATATTACCAACAACAAAAAAGATTGTTTCTTTATCAGAAAATGCTGCTGGATTATTACTAGAGCCCACTATTAGTGGAATAGAGCCTAATAAAAAATATTCTTATATATTTAAGGGTATAAGTTCTAATTGGCCGGTATTTATTAGTCCTATCTCAGGAATACTTCAGTCGTCAACTTCTTCATCCAGTCTAAGCTCTCAGATGTTCTTTTGCTCAAGCACTGGAGTATGCGCATCTGGTACCAGGGGTGTATTAGACTATAGACTGGACGCTGTATCATCAAATAAGATTAATAACGATCCTTTTGTAAATCTACAATTAGAATTAACATCACTATCTTGTGGTACAATCTATGCTAGTGATACACTAATACTTTATTGTAATGATTGTTTATCGAAATCTGATCCAAGAATAGTAACTAGTAGAATTACTTAAATATAAGGTATTGAAATATAATGTTGAATACTAAAAACGTTTTTATTACCGTTAGTGGCTTAATGCCATACTCTAAATATATTTATGAGTTCAGCGGAGCTGGGGCCAATTGGCCTACTACAGTAACACCAGCTACAGGGGTTATTTCAACAAATAACTTAACGTCAAAAGTTATTAAAACAAAAGTTCATTTTTGTGCTAGCACAGGAATATGTCCGCTGGGTGAGAATGGGGTATTTGACTATTCTATTATTGAATGCCAGTCTGATCCTATAAACTTATATAGTAATATGGCATTTTCCTTAAAAGAATATGATACCAATAATATAGTATTTGATGATATTGTAGAAGTAGTTTGTCAAGATTGTTTACCCAAAATTAATATCACAATGCCCACATCTGCCGCTATAACAAGTAATAATACCTACACCATAGCTGCTTCTGTTAATGGTTTGGTGCCAAAACAAACCTATAGCTATAGATTTATTGGAATAGAAGCAAATTGGCCCTCTACTTTATCCCAAACGTCAGGACGATTTATTGCTAAAGATAATACTGAAACATTATTAACAGACTTAACTTTTTGTCCAACATCTGGCATATGTAGTGGCGCTAATAAAACAATAGGAAACTATAGCTTAGATAATAGTTGTGTTTTTGGATCAACGTCTCAGTATTCAAAAGTAAAATTTGAACTAACTCCACTAACATGTAATGTGGGTACTATTTTTACCGATAATTTAACTGTTACTTGCGCTAATTGTTTACCAAACATAACAGTTACTCTACCAAATAATACCGTATTAAGAACAGCAAATACCAATAGGTATGATGTTACCGCTTGGCTTTCTGGTTTAAGGCCCAATGAAACTTATACTTATGAGTATATCCCTGACTCATCTAATTGGCCCACTGTTATGATCCCGCGCACCGGATCATTTACTTCTACTGGAAGAACTCATACTCTATCTTCTAAAATGATGTTTTGTTCACCAAAAAGTATTTGTCCCTCAGGAACAGAGGGACTATTACCATATTCTTTTGATGATAGTGCTAGTAAAATTTTAAAAGAGAACGTGTTAAGCACAACGATTAAATTAAAAGTTAATCCAGAAACTTGTGATATCCCAGAAAAAACAAGCATACCGTTTACACTTAGCTGCTCAGGTTGTTTACCTTCTTTTTCCTACGCAACCATTAATTTTTCAGATACTCCAGAAATTACATTAGATTCTGGATGCTGTTCAGGTGTTAGAGCTATTACGGTAGACGTTAGCGGAGCCGTCCCAGGAGATAAATACAATTACAGATTCGATTCTGCATCAGCTAATGTGAGTTTTAGTCCTATTACCGGTGTTATATATTTTGGAGCCAATGGTAGAGGGGCTATTAATACGGTATTGGGTGTTGACCTCATAGAATCCCAACAGGTCATTATCAATTGTGTTTTACAGCATGACGATACAGACATTGAAACAATTGACTTTTTAGCTGTTAAATGCGACGGAATTTGTGTATCATAATTTTAATTAAGGAAACCACTTAAATGTCATTAACAACTACAGATAGCATACAGCTTCAAATGCAAAATTTGGTGCCAGCACATGAATACAAAGTAGAATTTAAGATAAATAATCCTAGTAATAATTCTCTTGTAGCCTATTTAGATAAATATCTGGTTACGTTTAGCGCTGCTTCTACCAAACAAAATATATTCGTACTTTTAACTAAAGATGCAGATTTACCAATTGTTACTCTTGAAGTAACAACAACAAACTTAACAGACAATAAAATCGGATCATCCAGCATGATAATACAGTGTCCAGACTTTACTGGTTGTGATGCTAGTTACTTACCTTTAAGTATAAATTCATAACTATTAATTCTAAGATAGGACATTAAAGGATAAACAATAATGGCATTACCTAATAGTATAAATTCTAATTGTTGTTATTTTGATGTTACTCCAACACCAACCCCTAGTGTGACTCCAACAGTAACTCCTACTCTTACCATTACGCCGACTCCCACTCCAACTAAAAATTAGGAATTATTATAATGCAATTAGCTATTCTGCTATTTACTATATAAAAGAACAATCAACATAGGACTCAGTTAATGGTATATTTTCAACCACAAAATCAAACTTTTGATACCTTAGCAATATCTCGAAGCCGACCAGTAGAAGTAATCTATAACAATAGCGGTTTACACACAATAGCTGGACCAGTTCCTTTTGTTGATATTTCACATAGTGTTCTTCGTAATGGTGCTGGCGCCGTAGAAGGACATGTAACTAGAATCGATATTACTGGCAAGATTGTTAGAAATGGAGTAGACCCACATGTTATTCCTGCTGGTTCTGGTATTGGTCCAGTAATGAGTGGAATTATAGGCTTAAGAGATTTGTTTTCTAAAAGCAATTTTGGACATTTACAGATCAAATGTGGTGTAACTAATACTCTTTTTGATGCTAGTGGTGTCAAAGTATTAGATATGTCTTTTAATAAGAGCGATGATAATTGGCTCTTTACAGCAGACTATTCTATTAATTTAGAGTATTATCAACCTAGTGGACTTTCTGCTGGTTACTATGTTCAATCTACTAATGATAGTTGGAGTATAGAACCTTTAGAGGAAGCAACATATGTGAATTTTAGTAAAACCGTCTCTCAAAAAGGCGAGACCAATAATCCCAAACTACTACCAGCTGCTCCATCTAACAATAGTCCTGTTCCAGGAGGATATAATGGAGGAGGACCTGTTGCAACTAATACATTAAATATTGTAAATATTCCTCAGTATAGAATTTCTCATAGAGTAAGCGCGGTAGGTATTCCTAGTGGTACTGGTGTTGGAATATCTAATATGGCTTATTTAGAAGCTAAAAAGTGGGTAGAATTTAGACTTTCTACAGCTTTTTATCAATCTAGTCCATCATCGGGGTTGGCTTCTTTTTTAAATAATAGCAATCCTAGTCTCACCGATTTGGGCACAGCTAATATGTTTTTATACAATCATTTGCGTAGTACTAACTTTAGCGTGTCTGAGGGTAGTTATGAAATTAATGACACTTGGTTAGCTATGCCGTCTGGTATACCATATGTTGAAGATTACAGCATAGACGCTTCAACAGATGAAAAATTTATGAAAACAGTAAGAGTACAAGGACAAATTAGAGGATTAAATATTACTCCTTTTTCTGTTATGAGTGGTAGCTCTTCATATACTATTCCTGATTCTAGTGGTAAAATCAATTTGTCTGGTGGAAATCAATTATTGACCACGTCTTCTATGCCAACACATCCTGTCTTAGATCTTTTATCATCTAACAGTACCGTTACAAGTATGTACCCAAATAAATATGAGAATGCTTTAAGCGGATGGATATATGATATTAAACCATATGCTTATAGAAGAGCTTCTTTGGCAATGAGATCTCCTGATAGAGCAGGAAACATATACACAAACCCCGCTAATACAAGAACCCCTCCCAACAATCCTTTTTATTGCGAAGAAAATTTATTAAACCCTAATCCAACCAGTACAACAGAAGGTCATGATCCTAGAAAAGGTACGATCAGTTATAGTGTAGAATATACAAATAAACTTAATTTGATTAGTGGGGTTTTATCTGAAAATATTGGCATAAACGATACTGGTCCTGCCGACGTATTCGGAGAATCTTTTATTATTGGTCGTAGACTTGGACCTATATTACAGTCTTTAAATGCTAAAACCTCTGCTCGTAAAGACGTATCTATTGATATTACTGTTGTTCCTCCTTCTTCTGCAGCTAATTTGGTTATGACTTCAAGTGGATGTCCGATGTATACGGGTGGAACAATTTATACATCGATTAATAATCTAATAGAAGCTCTTAGACCATTTGGCGCTCGCACTGCAGATTATTTTGGTACTGTGAGAACCAGCGCAGCTGGACAAGTTTTTGTTAGTCAAGACAACCAAAGCTGGAACCCTAGCGATGGAAGATATAGTAGAAATGTTTCTTGGGTTTACCAGCAATGTGATAATTCAACGAACTATCTGGACCATTAATTTATGACGAATACATGTTCGACTGGAAAATCTAGTATCGCGGCACAAACATTATTTTTAGGCGCTAGTATTTCTGACTTTAATGTTAATATGGCTTGGGGAGGAAGACCTTCTCAGTTAAGCGTTAAGTTAGTAGAGGACACCAACTGTATTAAATCTGATAATAGTGTCGAAAAAGCGCCATTTAAAGCAGCATCATATCCTGATAATCACTTTCATGATTGCTCTAGTAATGAGGATTGTTTTATAGACGAAACTGGTAAAGCCTATGATCTTTCAAAGTCCAAAGAAAAAATAGTACCAGGAAAAGTTTATTATTCTTGGAACGGGAGTGGATTTGTTTCTAAGTATTGGTACGATCCAGATCCTGGATTTTTTGGTAACAAAACCTGTTTTACTACAGATGGTGTTTATTCTAGATCTAATTATAGTACGTCTAAAGGCTTTGACATTATCAATACTCCTGTTATGTTTAGAATAGGTCAATTTTCTTTTACTGGATTAGTGCAATCTTGGGAAAGAAGTTATGACAATGGCGGTTTAACTTATGATGTTACTATTGAGAGTGTAGACGGGATATTAGATCAGTGTTATATTATTCTTGACAAGTACGCTGGTGCAGTATACGGTAAATTAGCATCTAATACCTACGGCGGTCCAACTAGTCATATAGATGGAGGAAGCGTAGCGTATAAGGGTAAAATAATACAAGGAAATATCCCAAATGTATTCAATGTTTATGGATTTTTAGAATCTATGGGATTAAGAGATTTCGGAGGATCTCAAAGAAACGACAATGGCATTAGTGCTTCATTAATAGTTGATGCTTTAAGCGTATTAACATCGTCAGTATCATCAACAGCTGATCCGGCTTCGGCTTTGGATAGTATGAACAAAAGAGCATTTTCTCCATTTGGCAGAATACTATTAAAAGTCCCCCAAGAAAATGAAACATATACTAGAGTTCAACCAACTTTTACAAACACCTATGGTATGGGATTCCTACCAGTTACATATGATGGTTTAAGTGTAGAAAGATGTCATTTTGCTCTAGATCTATCTGAGTTACCTAAGGTTCCATTAGATTTTAGAATTTCAGAACCCACAATTAGCATAATGCAATTGATTCAGAGCATCACAACTGCTTCTGGTGTAGATTTTTATTTTGACGTCATTCCGGCAACAATTAGTGGTGTTGCGTATAATGTTCTAAAAATTAGAACTATTTTTAGAAGCTCTCAACCAGACCCAAAACAAATAGAGAAAACAATAAAGACTTTTGAAGAGAACAGTTATAATATCTCTTCTTCCAGAATAGGTAAAGAAAAAAATACAAATGTATCTAGAACAATGTATATTGGGCCAAAACAACAGCGTTTATATCAAGCTAAATCTTACAGACTAGCTTTTTCTCAATCTAATTATGTTTATGATTCCATATCAAAAACCTTTGTAGAATATTATGGTAATGTTGCAGGGCAGGCTAATGCCGGTCAATTGGGTAAAATTCGTGTCCCTAGTGCTCTCTCTACCAGAAATTTTGCTTTTACTTCTAAGATAAATAGTAAATATGCTAGTTTGTTTAATATAGATCAAGATATTCATAAAACCATTAATAGTAATTCAGATTTTAATACTCCAGACTCACTCTGGTCAGATACTAATCTGGCTGATAATATAAAATTTTCAGGAAATTATAAAAAAACCCAAGCATTTACAAAAACAGTTGTAGAACAGGTAATGCCAGGAAGATTCTTTCCTCTATATAAAGATATTATTAGTCCGTTTTTTGGATACAAGATGGAAGAGAATGTCACGATTAACACCGATAATACTACTAATAATGTTTTTAAAAAGATTCGACCAGTATGGATGGATTCTTGGACAGGACAAATTGTTGTATTAATGGAGTTATCTGAGTTGCCAAAAACACTATCTGTTAGTTTGACATCACCATTTAGTACTATTTCTAGTCCATCTTCTTTATTTACTATCACAGAATCAGAAATGAGAGCTTGTTTGAGTAGTTTTGATAGTTATTTAACGTATTGTGTTGGCAAAATATATAAACCAAATTTATATACAATGCTATTTAAAGCTTATGCTAACTCTGCTAGATTTGTTGTTGGTGACGAAGTCTTATTCGACATGCATGGGCCTCCAGGCAACGCCGCTGGCGAAGCAGGACAATCAGCTCCACCAACCCCAGCCCCGTTTACATTAAACATAAACATGAATTTGTTTTTGAATCCTGATTTTTTGAAAGATTTTTATCAACTATTCAAACTAGTTCAGTCCATTGCACAAAATCATTACGGAAAAAAATATTTAGTTAGAATGCCGTCTGTAGCCTCTTATAAAGATCAACAATATTCAAATATCGCTGTTCCTGACCAAACCAATATGTATGCTTACCATGGTACTGGTAAAATATTTTATAGCTACGAACCAGCAACAGATGGCGCTTGGGAAGAATTCGGTAATATTATTGATGACAATATTGTTGTTGGTAGTCCTGATTGGTATTTATTAACTGATGATGAAGGAAAAATTAAACCTATTTTAGGTTTTAATGCTTCGGATTCTTTTGATGCTTTAAATCATGCCTTGTGCAACCTAGATTCCGCAACCTTAACATCATTAGGTTATGATCAATACGATTATTTAAATACTATTGAAATAGCCAAATCAGGACAGTGTTCAGATCCCTATAATTTTATGTATCCTTCTATAGATATATCAAGTTTGGGTACAGAAGACTATGTTATCAAAAATAGTCCCGTTACTCATCCAGATGCTTTTGGTAATCTGAGATCCAATCCAAATAGTTCTCGTCGAATATACCATACTGCCACAGTAGAACCAAGATTAGCTTTTCTTGATCCTGTAAATTTACGAGATCCTATGGCAATTATGACCATAGGAAAAGAAATCAAACTTAGAACAGCTAGTAAACTATATGAAAACGATCCTAATTTAACTGTTGTAGCGACAGCCGCTATGGAAGATTTAACAACTTATTTAAAGCAAGACGCTCTTCATACGTTAGACGATGAATTAGCTACTACTATGTTATACAGAATTTCTAAAATAAGAGGCAATTCAGAGTTATTATCTTTTAAAAGTAGCAATAATAGTAGTCAATTTCATACTATGGCAGAAAAGGTGGCGCACCCATATTTTGCCGCAGTTCCTGTCAAACTAAATCAAGCATGTTATGGTCCTTGGGTAAACTATCTAGATTTAGATAAAAATATAATTTTCCCAGATGCTGTATCAGATTCGCATTCTGCTAATGCTGTAGAGAATTTAATAGGTGGAATTAAAGTTGAAATGGAAGAAAATTTTGCTCCATGGTCTTATGGAGGTATGGCTTTTTTGGACCAAGCAGTACTAAATCAAATGTATTCTGAAATACAATATCAACAAATTATAGAAACTGCTACTTTAAGTATCCCTGGTCTGCCAATTTTTGGACTTGGTTCATCCTTCGAATACAATGCGGACACCAGACCCGAAAACTCAATATCCTATAATGGTCAATTTTATACTGTAGAACAGGTAGTCTTAAAATATAAAGATTTATCTCTTACTCCACCTCTAACAGAAGGATTACCTCGTGTTGGTATTCCTGTTTATAACCCCGCTGTAGATGAGCCAACACTTGGTTCAACAGATTTAACATATAACATTATTACATTAAAGAGAACTAATGACAATACTGTTGCTCCTATAATTAGTAGCATACAGTGCAATATCTCTCCACAGAATGTTGGCACTACATATAGTTTTAGAACCTATGTGCAAAGACTAGGTTTTTTCAATAAAGAGAATACAGATAGACTAAAGGCTAATGGTCTAAATGCTATTAAAACAAATAAAGAGTTTGCAAGTATTAGAAACTCATTTATTTTGAAAACTAATCAAGAGCTACTTAAAAATTCAACTGAAAAATTTAGTCAAAATTTTAATGCTGAAAAATTTCAGAGTGGATTTTTTGGTACTAGCCCAGGAAATCTTCTAATAGGAACAGCCGGGCCATTTGCATATCCTGCATTAAACTACAAATCCGTAGTAAATAATATGGCCGGTGGCAGTTCTACAACAAATCAACTGGCCACTCAACTCAAATTGGGACAAGATCTTGGAGAGACGAATATAAGAACGAGTTTTGAATCACAGCCTATTGCTGGTCTAATGAAAGACGCTAGATGGAGAACTTATGTTGGTGCATTTACAGACAAAGAAGCTTTGCCAGAAATAAAAAATCAATATAATCTAAAATCTATGATGAGTTTAGATGGTATTTTTTCCCCCATATCTTTTTATCCATCTAAATTTTTATCAACTTATAGTTTACTAAAATATTTTAGAAAACAATGTCCAGAGTGCAAAGGTACTGGAGTTTTAAATATTCCTGTATATAACTATTCAACAAGAACTAAAGAAACTAAAGAATATTCTTGCCCACACTGCTCTATTAAGAAAGACGCTATAGGCTCAGCTTCAACAGTAAGTGTAAGCACATCTGAATCATTACCTCCATATATTATTACAAATAGTAATGATTTTAATACTATCTTAGAATTTAATAAATCTTCTAGTACGATTAGTTCTTCTAGTTCTTCTAGTAACGTAGACACATCTAAAAAAGCAGGATTAGATATTCCTATTAATTTGATCTCACTACAACCTATTGTGGTTCCACAAGGAGACTTTAGAAACTTTAATGTGCAAAATAGTGGAACGAATGTGGATAGATGTAGACATTGTATTGAGGTTGTTGGTAGAGGCAATGTTCCGCCTCTAGGTACTCAGGGGGTGAATCTCAACAATAATCTTAAAACTTATTATGATCCCACCACCGGCGACTTAATTGCTAATTCTGTTAATAATAGCGGAGTAAATATTGATTATTATCCCTATGATATATTAGCTAATCATGATAGAGTAAATAAGGATAATTTTAACTACGTAATGAATCAAAGATTTTTTGGTATTCGTGGACCAATGGTTTTACACGGGTGGGGATATGATACTCAAGGATATCCTACTCCAAACGCTAGTGACGAACCAAGAATACAAGACGAATACGGCAGAGCTGCAAGATTCAATATTAGGATAGAATATGAAACGTCTACAGTACAATATAATAAACTTAAAAATGGAGACACCTTTGTTTTAACACGACCAGCTGAGAATAAAGATCTGGTTTATTTTACCAAAAGACCAAGTATACAAATATTAGATGCTAATAATAACTGGATTTTTCCAGCAGATGATTTGGCTGTAACTAAAATTAAAATTCAGAACGATTTAGATTCTACACCAGCCACCCCTGGTGTGGATGCCTATAAAAATTTGGGAGATATTATAACTAAACAATATGAACACAATGGTAGTAAATGGGTCAAAAAAGAGAGATCTAAGCAATTTTATTTGAACTGGGCAGAACGTCCAGATTTATGGCCCGTGGGACCAATCGACTTGAGATGGGATGAATCTAGAAAAGTTTGGACTATTAATTCTGGTAGTAGTCCATATAAGATGGTTTATATTACATTAGAAGAAGATTTAACAAAAGAGAATGATTTTGATGAAACATACCCTGCAAGAGGATTTTTAGACGATATAGAATACAGCAAAGAACCTTTACCTAAAGGATATAGAAGATTAGTTTATGTAAAAGATAAAACAGGATACACTGCACCCAGAGGTATAAAATTATTATGTAGATATGATACTGATGGAGGTTTTTATGAACCTGTTAGCAAACCAGCAGTAATAGCACAAGGAACTATTGATGTGGGAGATAAGGCACAAATTAATATGGATTATGCGCAAGGTAATAGGGCTGGATCAGCTCCAACATTTTTAGCATCTTTTGTAAACCCATTAGAATTTTCTTATACTCAAGGACAAAAGGGAATGTTTACGTTTTTGCGTGGACAATGGACATTAACAACGGTTAAACAATGACATTAATTAATACTGTAGACAATTGTGAAATCTTTGATAAGTTTTTGATAGACGATTTAATAGGACATTCTATTGAAGAGGATAGTTCTGGACCGTATATTAAATATGTCGATGGACAAATTGCTAGAGTTGCAATGAGAGATGCTGATTTAGTTTCTCTTAAGAATACTAGCTTGGGCCAATCCTCTATTGCCAATGTCTGGTATCCCATATTTATTACAGATGATACTTTCATTTCTACTAAACAGCTGTCGGCTGATGGAGCTATAAAGAATGCAAATCCAGCACTTACCAGTGCTAGACTAGGTATCGAAGACTTCATAACATTCAAACCCCAATTTCAAAATTGGCTTACTACAGACTCCTCTTTGATGACTGTTGACTGGATACTCAATCAGGTTTATTTTCCTTATTCTTTACAGTATGGACTACTTGGTTGGGTCAAAACTATACCTAATACTTCTGTTGATTTTTTAGGAAACGCTGGTTCGATTGACAAGTTTCCTATTGGAGCAAGACTGCAAACAAATAGCGGAGCATTAAATAATATTCCGTTAATTAAATTAGATAATAATACTTTATATCGAGTAGATAAAGATAATGAGCTTATCAAATCTTCCACCACCATCACAGATTTGTTAGATATTTCCTTCGATTCAGTATCATTAGTTAAAGTATCTGATTTGGGATCAAACCCTGTTTTCTATTTATCTTCTACAGACATTAGTTCGTCTTCTAATTCTATATTCGGAGGTCCAGACAAAACATTGTTGTGGGTTAGTAATGGTGATTTTTTTTCATATTTCGAAAATGAACAAGACAGACAGCAAGAACAATTATCAAAAAATATAATTTCTAAATCTTATCTTTCTCCTGCTTTATATAGCACATATACTCAGATATATAATATTGTCACAGCAAATGAAATACGTAGACTAGACAGAGGAATGAATCTTAAAAAAGCAAGATTAGTAAAAAAAATATCTTTCATATTAAGTACCAGTCCTCTTATGACTGATTTTGGTATTAATTCGTTAAATATGCCAGAGATCAGAACATATATAGATAATTATATTAATGGTAATGGAGCAAATACTATTACTAACGAAATTTTAGACTTAAAGAATGTAGTTGTTAATATCCATAAATTTTTACAAACATATACAGACAATACGGGCAAAGCTGTCAATTTAGGAAATCCTATTTCATACAAAACTACTACAGACAATATAATATATACGAAAAGTCAGCTATTGAAAAAACTAATAAACAAATATGGTGCTACGTTAAAACTTTCTGGAGATACTTTTCTAAGATATAAAAACCTATTACCAAATGGAGATAGTGTTTATATTTCTCAGATAGCTAAACATTTTTGTGACAAGTCTTTGGTTGGAACCGCTATATATCCTGCTATGTCTCCTAAACCTAGACCAACCACTGTATTTAATAATACTACTATAGAACTAAGTGACATTAAAATTAAAAGCATTATTAGCGACACAGAGAGCCAAATATCTTTAAATAAATCTAACGAAATTAAAGTATTGCCATTATCGGATATTGGTAAAGAAGTTTTTCAAGATTTTACAATTAATATCGTAATGGCAGAAACAACAAATGTTAAGAAAAAGTATAGACAAGACAATCAAGATGGAGTTACTATAAACAGATATGTTGCAAATAATTACATTTTTGAAACTGAAAAAATAGCAATAACTAACAACGACGGATCAATTAACGATACCAGAATAAAGTTTGCTGCGATCAATATCTCTTCTTTTTTAGAATCTAAAGTATCTGCATATTGGGAACAAATAGGTGGACCCTGTTTAAAATTTAGCGATTCCAATAAAACTGCTGAAACGTTAAGCGGAAAACCAAACCTGCTTTTCGAACAAGCCAGATATGATTCTTCTACACAACTGGATCCATTTGTTTATCTCCGAGATACTGGAGAATATAAAATTCAATGTACAGTATCTACTCCTAATGGTACTTTTGTCAAAAAGAAAACCTTTTATGTAGTAAACGGTACACAAAAAGATCCTGACAGGAAATTAAGTACTATACCCAGTTACGGAAAATATGCCCCAGAAGGAACAATATATAATGCAGGTATCGGCCAGTTTTGTTATCCTGAAAACCCCAATATTCCTGTAGAAGGATTAAGCCCAGGACCAATTAATACAATAGAAGCCCAACCCATTCTAATAACTAGTGATCATTTAAAAATTATTTGTTCGTCTTTATCTGAGATAGCAGTACATAAATCCGGCTTGTTTTGGCCTATGAAGACTTTGTATAAGTATACTACTATTAATGGAGAATTTACCTTAGAAGGTACTGCCAAATTTTCTTTTGGATCTAGTGTACCAGACACGGGAGTTGGAAACAAAAATAGCCAATTAAACATAGCATACAATACGAACAATACTACTATTAAATTATTCAAAGTAGTACTCAAAAATACTAGAAACAATACAGACTGTGGACAGTGTTTAAGTTTTTTTTATCCGAACTCCTATTCTACTTCTGCTATTATTCCTGGTACTAGACCGCTAGAAAGAAGAGCTGTTGTTTTACGCGGAGAAAAAATTCCAGATGGTATTACTCTCAAAAAAATAACCTGGAATAGTCAAACTAATCAGATTTCAAATACAACCGAGTTCGTAAATTTTGGATATCCTCCAATATCAACGCTAAATGCTCCTCCGATTAAGACTTACGGAGGATATAGTCGAGGAATAATTAATGACATCGGAGTAGTAATTCCTGACCATGTCAGACCTCCATTAAATGCTGCAGAATTTTTTCCAGCAGGAGTTGCTGCAGTACCCAACATATTGCCTGTTGTAACAGGGTATAAATTAGACTATAAAGCAGATAGTATTCCAGGACAGCCTATTAATAATAGTATTAAATTATGTTATCAACAAGCTACTACTCAAACAGATAGCTATATTGAATTTCATAAAGGAGTTTTTCATCCGTCTAGTGGTTGGATTCAGGCTCCTTCTGAAGAATTTAATACACATGCTAACTTAAGCAGTGTGTTGAAATTTAATCCTGGAGCCAGAGAATCTTTTAGCTTTACTGGTCCTGGATTAATTAATCTTAAATCAACTTATAATAGCAATTTTGAGAATATACCAAATGTTTACAAGAGCTCTATTAAGCTTAATATTGCTTCTCCTATACATTGGGATCCTTTCAAAAGTAATTGCGTACCTGTAGATCCAGAAGATCTCAAAGAACATGAAAAAAACAATCAAATCAATAAAGAGTTAGCAGACCAATATTCTGGAGGATCCACATACCTTCATCATGGATATAGATATTTAAATGGAGGATTACCCAAAACAGCAGAGCTTGGTATTTCTACTAATTCTGAAGTTGTTGATGAATTTGGATTTGAAGCAAATAAAGCATCTTGTCAACCAGGAGAGTCCTTAACAAACATCAATTCAGCTACATATACATATAGTTTTGCTGTAACTGGTCCGTCAAATCCGATTGGTAGCGATAAAGGTTTAAGAAACCCCAGAATAAATACATTAAATATTCAGGATTTAGAAGTTAAATTAAACTTCTTAAACTATGTTAACACTAAAAACTTAGTCATCTGGTTAGATGTATCTCCTTCAGCAGAATCTAGGAAACAGTTAGCTCAATCAAAATCTGGAAAAGCACAATGTCCTATTACTAGAGCAGATGGTTTTATAGATAAAAAATTTCCTAATGGATTATATGGTAAGCCTAATTTTTATAGCCACTGCGGAGAATCTGTTAAAACAACTATACCAAATACTGGAGTAGCAGAGTATTTATCTGATCTAATAGATATGAATTCTACTTACACATGGGTTGAGCCCTTAAGACTGTATTTGCTCAATAAAGAACACATACAAAATAATAAGTTTAATATGTCTATAAAATTCTCAGACCATGCTTCAAAATACAATGTGCCTTTTGACCAAAATTCTCTGACTTCCGAAGGTATTGGATTACAACAAAATATTATTAATGATAATTATGAAATTCAACCAACGATAGCGTCTACAGGATATTCAGACATTTCCTCTGTTTTGTATCAAAATATTATCAGAAATAACCAACTGAATGTGGTAAACAATCACTTTGCTAAATTCAAAAATAGATCATTATTTATTAATCCTCCGGCTGAAGACGATAAATCCTGTCCTATACATCCAACTTATGATTCATCAACTGTTTTTACATTAAACATTATGGTTTTAGACGACTATGATGAAATGAAATTGTATGATATGGTTAATAATAATAGCTTATTAACAGGATACGACACTCCAGATGTTAAACAAAGATCAGCAGAAATTTTTAATTCTCTTTGTTCTTGGGAAATTATATTACATACCGATAAAACTCGTAAATATGTTGCTTCTAAGGGTGGGGATTTAGACGCTTATGGAAATACTGATCCTTTAGCTCTTATTGAATACGGTAAAGAACCAAGATATCCAGGCTATGGTTTTATTGCGGATATGAGCAATAAAAAACATCTATTACCGAATGTTAATCTAAATGCTCCATATGTGTATATTAACGACTCTTCTCTCTGTGATTTTGCCGACCCCGACAACAGACCCAAAGCATCTATGATTAGGCCTCCTACTTTCCCGACAGATGCTATACTTAACATTATGGTAGGCACAACATCCGGTTTTGCATCAGGAGGAGGAGGTCTGATTGGAGCAACTATGGGTTTTGGAGCCAGTTACTCCAGCGGTTTTAATCAGATTATGGAGTATTTTGCTAGCAACAGATTATATAATAATATCACAGAAAAAGCAAGATTCGCCTATGCTCCAAGATATAGTAATTTCCCTTTTGGTTCTCCAGAAAAGATACTATTAAACGTTAGTAAAGATGGTGGTATTTGGTATAAATTAGAAGCTTCTGTCTTTAAGTATAAAAATACTCCAGTTCTTGAACACAATAAATACAAATTTGTTAAGTTAGGCAGAGGAACTATGCCGGGACTATCAGAATTTGCTATGGAATCCGTTACAGACGTTGGTCAATTATTAGATAATAATATGTTTATTAACATATCTTTAGGAGAACTAGATTTAATTAATGCTCAAGAAGGTACAGAGTCAAATGTATCTTATCTTGCGAGCAAAATCAAAGACATAGATAAAATAAGCAGTCTAGCAGATGGGACATTGTTTCAATTAACCTGTACAGTTCCTTTGGCACAGGACTACCTTGGTGGGTTTTATATTAAAGATAACGATACTATTTATAGAATTACCAAATCAGGTTCTCGTGACAGCGATTTACCGTTAGAGCCTGGGCGCTTAGTTAGTTCTAATAAAATTTTATCACACAATAATATATTAAGCTATAAAACAAATATCTTCAACTCCCCTCTGAATAATCTTGTTCTCTTAGAGGGTAAAATACCATTTTACGTATTTGGTGTTTCAGATACGGTTAATATATATAATGAATCTACAAGAGATAGTACCGACCCAGTCTCTGTTATTATTAATCAAAAGGGACTCATTATCAAAGACAATAGATACTACACGGTATTAGAGTTGTCAGCTTCTATTAATACCAATAATCTTATTAGTCACGTTAGTAATAGTGACACAATTGTAGTATTTAAACCACAAACAACCAAGATTACAGAACAACCAATCAATGTTTGGGGTTTGGAAAAAGAACAAATACATCAGACAGTACCAGACACTCAATTTTCTACTACTGGACTAGGAGCATATGGTAATGGTTCTCCATTCAAAAACAAAGAAATTTTAACCTATAAACTACAAAAGAATCAACTTAAAACAATATATGAACTATTTAATAATCATATTAATGATAGATTTAAATTTAATAATATGACAATATTTACAGAATCATTAACTGAAGATGGACAGACTACAACCACAGTTACTCCTATAGAAAATAATAATGGAGCTTTAGGTTATGCCTGCTCTCTCAAAGATATTAAGAATATTTTCTTGAATGGGGGATTCAAATTTATTCGTCATCCTAATATGACAGATGCACAATACGAAACTCTGCTTGAAGCGTTAACGAATACTGTAGCAGATATTCCTGACACTGCTATGCAAATTATTTTTATTAAATGTCCTCATTTAGCATCCGAAGAACTATCTAGCGTTAGATATGGAGAAATAATTTTTGATGAAGACTACATACAAGCAGCACCAACCAACCATTTAGATCAAGAGACTATTACTACTGTGGTGACTAGGCTTAATTCCTTAGAGTCTAATAATATAGATATAACCAGCGAGATAGGTAAACCTGCTCGAACTTCAAATATTATCAATGTGGGTAGTATTTCTGACTTAGAAAATCACTATAATTCTTTAGAAGAAGACCCACTATCGTGCTATCAAAAATCAAATTCTAGTAATAGATCTTCTTGTTATAAAAGATTAACTAAACAAGCAATACTTAATAGATATAAAGAAAGAAATGATCTCATAAGACTATTACAAAATCAAACGACTAGAACAACAGATGCAGACGGAAATGTTACTTATACAGCCAAAACATCCAATTCGAGTATTTTACCATATACTAGAGTATCGGTAACACCAGCTAATCAAAACAGTAATAATACTGTAGGAGAAGGTTCTTTATCTATTACATATGAAGACATATCTGATAATTATTATTGGATAAATATCGACCCAAAACAATCTTGTAGTATTGCTGAAGAAGACTGTCCTAAAATTTTAATCAAAACTCAATATGTATGTGGATACGCTAATGCTGCTAGTGGACCACTAGACAACAATATTTGTCCTGGCAATATGTTAGCTGGTGGTCAAATACCTGTATCTGGTGGGGCTGTTAGTCTCGGAGCGGGATCTATTCCTGGAGGTTTGTTTGGAAGTGATATGAGGATTACATATGAAATTCCACAAGTTACTATTGACAAACAAAAACAAGAATATGAAACTAAATATCCTAATATCAAATGGAAAACTAATCATATTGTTGAACGAACTTTTTTTGTTAATGACGATTTCGCCGCCGGTACTCAAGACCTTGTTGTAAGAGCAACAGAAACCTATCTTTTAGCCGTTCCTTGTCATATTAAAACTGACAACAATCCAATTCCGACTAGTTGCTATAAAAACGATGGGTCTGCGGATGTCAGTAAGGGATTAGCTGGTCCATTTGGTTCTAGACAGAATACCCTAACTAGAGTTTACAATATTTTTAATTTAGACGATCAAAATACACTTAAGGTTAGATTCCGAAAAGTTCCTAGACAAGTTAGATCCATAGATTATTATACTACAGTATACAAATATGGTAGCGCTGGAACTGAGTTTAGACCTAACTCCAGTTTTGAGTCTCCACCGGAACTAAATATTGGTCAAAGTTTAAATAATTATTTTTATGTATGGCAGTGTTTGCAGAAAGACCAAAATAATCAACTACAATATAGCACAACTCCAGATTTTTTAAAGTTACAAAATGAAATGTTGTATAGAGCCTTTTTTGGTAGCGTTGATGGCATAGAGAATAAAACAGATGAGTTAAAGAGTTTGTCTCCATGGGAACTTATTCCATATGAATACGACATATAATATCTTTTGTGAGTTTATAACACTTGATAATATTCACTACGAATGCAAAAACTGTGGAATAAAAATAACTGTTCAGGATCCTATCGATTCTCCACCGATGTTTCCGTGTAAAAAATCTTTGCAAAGATCATTAGAGGATAAAATTTCTTTTTCCCAAAAGATTAAGAACTTTGCTGGTGCTGCAATTAATCATTTAAAAACAGGAATGCCTACCTGTACAGAAGAACAGATTATTAAAAGACATGACATCTGTATGACTTGTGAATTCTTTAAAGAAGACACATGTACAAAATGTGGGTGTCCCTTATTTCGTAACAAAATGTTTGCTAGTAAATTGGCTTGGGCGGATCAAGAGTGTCCAGTTGGAAAGTGGAAAAAAGAGATCTAAATTACTTCTTAGCTTCTTTTCCGTCCGGTACCCACTTGTGCCATCCCTTGTTGGGTAGATATGTTCCTTCGTCATCTTTGCGCTTTGGAAATAAAGTACCACCCTTTTTGTGTTGACCAAATGATAAGACAGCACTACATTCATTACATCTTAGTTCATAATAGTCATTACTATCAACATTTCTAACTACGAACTTAAAGTTATTTTTACCACAAGCTCCGCATTTGTCTTCGCTGAAGATTTCTTGTATTAAGGAGAGTTCTTTGAATACTTCCTTTTGTCCAGATCCTTCAAGTTCAAACTGTAGCTTATCATTAGCCTTATAAGTAACTTTCATGTTTATTTCCAGTCGCTAGAGTAACCTAAAATGTTTTCGGGAATTTCCGATATATTCTGTTGGAATTTAGATAACTGCCTAATTACTTTAACAGCATCTTCATGCAATAAATTGTAGATATTATCTGTTACCAATTGATTGCTTTCCAACAGCTTAATTACACTTATATTAAGTCTTTGTGCCATTACGTCAACAAAATTTATTTGATTATGGCTAATCTTGGATACAGAATTTTGATCAGGATGATCCTCCATGTCCTTGGCAATTTCTTCTGCTGCCACAACTTTTCTAAGCCTTAGTGCTCGTCTTAGTGCTCTACCTTCAGCCCGAGTTTCTGCAACAGCAACGGGATGATTACGATAGATCTTGTCACAATTCCCCCAATAAACGTCAGCAGAGCCACTTACAGACCTGTATTTAAACTCAGACTCCTCTGACGGAACATCTTTTAATACATAGTCAATGGTGTGAACAACAGTAGCTCTTTTTTCGTTGTCAGGGGCCGGAGATTGGACCACATTAGTAGACGCATTAATTACCAGACAATTTAGAGCAATTTCAAAAACTCTTCTTAATCCATCTGTTGTTGGATTTCCGGCTATTTTTTCATCATCAGATAATAGACCTAATACATAGTCTGTCCATTCTATATCCGTAATAATTGGAATACGGACAGCTTCCTGTTCATGTTCAGTTTCTAACTTGTTTTCAACTTTATCTTTTTTGATCATTTTAGTCCTCAACTATAATTCTTTGTGGGGTAGTATTAGAATCTATTTGGCTTATTACTTGAATTAATTTATCGTATAGAATTTGTGATCTGGTAGTAGAAAAATCTCGTAGCTGTTTGATCCTAATCAGATGCCAGCCTTTTCCTAGAATCAATCCTTCCTTTTTTTGATCATAGGAGATATTTTTTTGTAATGCATTTTCTCCCCAAACCGGCAAAAAATGAGAAGGTCCATCAATCTCAATCGCTGTGTTTATCTTAGGAAGAAACAGGTCGATTTGCAACTTGGTATTTACAAGAGTTTGTTCTTTGTGGAATTCAACATAATAACCATCTGCAAGTAATTGTGTCAAAATAAATTTCTCTAACTTAGATCCTACCTTGCTACTTAATCTTACAGCATTAGTTGCTGCTCTTTGCATGTTCTGTTTTTCTTCTTCACTCAACTTTTGCCAGTTTTCTTTTGCTTTATCTTTTCTTAACTGAAGTTCTTGATCTGTCAATTCTTCCCATGAACTAAGAACTCCAGAACCTATTTTCTTTTTTATGTCGGCAGACCTTGGCTTACCCTTTGTTGGATGTTTATGTTTGCCAGAAGATAAGGCATTTTTTTGAGCCTCAGATTTATTTCTAATTTGAATTTGAAGTCTCTTAGCGTCTCTGCGAACCTTATTAGGATATGTCTCATACGCATCAGCTATATCTGCAAAACTTTGTTGTTGTTGAGAATATAGTTGATCTAATATGGTATACTTTTCTTCGTCTGACAAATTAGAGTATAAAATTTTTGATTTCTTCATAATGAAAATTCTCCGATATTCCTACTGGTTGTTTCCAACATATGCTGTATATATCATATAGTTGGTGGTTTGGAACAATAATATCAAGATTACTAGACCCATATAACTTTAACCATTCGGTATACTTAGTAGTTGGCGAAGTAGCCCATGGAGTGTCTTTAGTATAAAGAAATCGTTTTTTAATATTAGTGAAGCTTTGTGTTAAAAGAACACTAGCCAAATCAAACAATATAAGATTCCCATTAAAAAACTTAGCATGGTTAAGGTGTAATATTGGCACAGAATGAGTATCTATTTTATCACAAAAACTATTAAATACCACAATTTGATTGTATGGTTGATTATCTATAAATTGTCTTGCTGTTTGTAGTAGATTTTCATAAAAACTAGTATTAGTAAGCTTTAGCGATACAAAACCGATATCTGACGATTTAAGCATTTAAAAAATTCTCCATAAAGCTTTTATATGTTTGACATTGTTTTTTATGTTTATATTTTTTGGGTTGTATTAGGTCTAATTCCTCTATAGTCAAAACATCGCATCCTCCAGCCCAAGCTTCAGCAAGATAGTGCTCGTCAATAGTAAGATAATATCGAACCTGTTGCAGCATAGATGCTTTGTCTATCTCTGATAGAGTTCCTAGGTTTTGATGATGTTTTATGTTACTATTATTAAATAATTTAATTGGTAGCTTTGTCATTGGATATAAATATTGATTTAATGAGTCAGGAATTTTATCTAAATGATCTATAAAACAAATAATAGAATTATGTCTGTTTGGCGATTGATTGAGACTATTAAAGAGTTCTTCGTTCACTAGTTTAGGTAGTATAATAGAATTATCTTTAGAGATATGATTCTGTTTGTTTCTTAAGATAAAAGTAACCTTATTCTTATATAGCTCTACTATATTAGGACTTATATAAATATCGCTATATACATAGCATTTAATTTCTGCATGATATTCTGACACAAACTGTAGAGTTTCTTGGTCCAGCATAGAAGCCATGAGTATCAAATGACTAAAACGATAATTATAGTATAAACCATATAAATTTTGATTTATAGGACCAAACATTATCTGGTGGTTTGGAATCTGTGTTAATTTTATATTATTAACGAACTTATTATCCGAATCCTGAATAAATAATATACTCATATAAATAATTTAGCCCTATTTATGTCTTTTGTACTAGATATTTTAAAAAACTTGCTTCTAGAAAAATACTCTTTCTGAAAATCTATATTCAATAATAATAAATCGTTGATTATTTCAAAAATATACATCTGATCTATATTTTTCTGTTCTATTAAAGTTTTCAATCCTCCGATTCCGGAAAGATCGAAATACACACACTCTGCCCAAGGCTCTGGTAAATCATAAAACAAATATTCAATATTTTTATTGGGATTACATCCTATGTTAAAATTATTGGCTGGTTTGTCTAATATAAAAATTCTAGATATATTACCAAAAGAACTTTGCGAAAAAATATTCTCTTTAAAAAGAATACCGCTCCCGATCACAAATAAATTATCAATATTCGGATTTTGTTGTATGAATAATTTTATACATTTACCATAATTAGTATTTTCATATTGATCATTATATATGATATTAATATTTTTGTATTTATCTATAGTTTTATTTATTTTGTCATTATCAAATCCTGTTGCAATATTAATAGAGACTTTATTCTTCATAGAAAGCAATAGTTCGATTTGGTGTTCTATGATAGATTTAGAGTTTTTAATTTTTAACAAAGATTTTGATCCAATGGATTTCATTCCCTTTGTTATTTCTGGTATTAAAACTAAAACATTAATCATAATAAGCTGTTACTGTTGTTCCTAATTGCTTTATGCCATCTGCTAAGGAAGAGGAAATATGTTTAATAATGTGTTTGTATGTGGCAACAGACATCAATAAATTATGGAAATTATCGCTTGATAAGATTTGAGAGCCAACAAAATTACAAACAGGCTGCTCTATATTTACGATATAGTTAATTTTAGATACAATATCAGACTCAGCTATATATTGCATATCAGATGATCTATTAATCCAGATAAACTGTGTTTTATCAAGAATAGGACTCGTATCTAAAGCAACCTTTAAAGCAAGACTATGATCCATGTCTTTATTTATTAAATTGTGCAGTTTCCACCTTATATCCGAACCAATGTTAGTTTTGATAACTTCTATAAGATCAGCCATATCAGATGCATAGGCTAATATAGAAACAAAATCAGGTTTAATCGATAAAGAATTGATATGTAAGCATAATGCTTCAATATTAGTCTCGTCTTCTAAATCTATGACAAGATAATATTTTATTAGATTTCTATGTCGAATATAGTTCATCAAATCAATTTCTTCAAACTTATCCTTATTGGCGTAATATGTTTTTTTAGATAGGCCATACTTACAGTGATAGTTTGGAATATAGTTATAATTGTCTTTAGTTTCTATATCTCTAGTATTTTTTATACTATCAATAAGATTAAAATCACATGACTTAATAGAATTAATTGAATGAGCAAAAACACAGTCCTTACAAGATGTTGCTGTCATATTTTTGTCCTTTGAATAACTACAGAAATAGTATTTTGATCAGTATCGATTTTCATAATTTGAAAATGTTTAGTGTCTATTAAAGAATATATATTATCTATACTAATAAAATTATTTTTGTCTTTGATTAGTGATAAGAAAACTTGGTTTGAAATAGTATTTTGTAAGTACTCTGAGCAAAGTTTTTTTATGTCTAAGATATTTAATATCAGATATCCATTAGGTCGGATTTTGTTTAATATTTCTACAAATTTTTTAGACAAATCTTCTGCTGCTATAGACTCTAAAGAATCGCAAAAAATAGTATCGACAGACAAATTAACAACACTAGAAATAGTAGATATGTCTACTGGTTCAGCATCTGATACTTGTTTACTGTGAATATTACACAAATGAATATTACGTTTCATATTATGAATGGCTCCATTTTGATTCTATTAAATAGTTTTGTCATATTATCTATAAAGATGTTCATTGAATAATTCATTATAATGTACTCTTTATCTTTTTCAATTAAATCGGTATTAGCGTTATTAATAATATCCGATAGTAATTCTTTTGCGTCTCTAAAATTCTGTGTAACCAAGCAAGACTTAATTGAATCATCACTAATCTGATTAGTTACAGTGAAGCACCCACAAGCTGTTGCACATAGGGCGTTGAATGGATGTGCTAAATCTATAACTATTTTATAGTTGGATATTAATTTAAGTGTTTCTTCTAAACTGTTATTTACTAATTTGTTTATTAAAATAGCATCAGGGAAAAATGTTTTAATACTAGCAAATAAATTATTTACATTTGTATCATCATTAAAATTCATAAATAAAACAGTATTTCTGTTTTTAAATGGTATTAATTCATGTTTTATACTTGGTATTCCATAATTAATAGTTATTGATTTTTTATCTTGTATTCCCCACTCGTCTGCAATAACGCTGGTTGGAAATATTTTATAGGCAGAAGACAAATTGTTTCTTAATATCGTTTTATCTTCTTTTTTAAATACATTTGGGGTTTTTTGATGAAAGATTACAACGTCTTGAGTTTGATGATTGTGTAAGAATTTATTTCTATAATTTACATGAGAGAAAAAATTACTGGTTACATAAGCATCATAGTAAAAATACTTAGAAGAAGCTGATTCTGTTCGTAATATTGTTGCGTCTATTTCAGGAAATACAACATCAAATAAGCTTTGATTTGGTTCATATAATATATTAATATTACTATCTAATAATTTATTAAGCGTATTATAGACAAAGTTAGAACTCATAAAAACAATTCCAGAGATTTTGAATTTGGTAAAAACTGACCCTTAGTTGGATTAGATAAAATATTTTGCATAGCTGTCATTATACTCTGATTAGATGGGACATCGTACCAATGTTTACTAATTTTACTATTTCTTATAGGGGTCATTTGAAACGATAGATTATGGTGTTCAATTGTTGGCTTATCTAAGGCATACGCATATGCAGAGTTTGCTGTGCTACGAATGTCATCGTTAATATTCAAATACATATCACATATTTTATGACAAGAAACCAGATTTTCTATAGTTGGTAAGATTGGTATAATACAAATCTTTTTGAGCGAAGCTATTATATTGAGGCTCTCATATGTTTTATCTATTATCTTTTGTATTTCTTGTATAGACCCTCCGGAATCTACAACAAATAAAACCAAACATAAGTTTTCATATTTTTGTGTCAAAATAATAAAGTCTATCAAAAGATCGCTATAAAGATCAGAATTTGCAGCATAATTCGCTATCGTATACATTTTTTTCATATACGAATATGGACCAAAATCATATGTATCATTGCCATAATTAGTATCAACCCCATATTGAAATAGCTCTATGTTTGAGGTTTGTTCAAGTATGGTAGATAACTTTTGGAAATTTAATGCATTATCAACTAGAATTAAATCACAATTCTTAAGATTGGTAATAGCTTTATGAGATAAAAATTCACTATCTATAATTGGTATACAAATATTTTTAAGAGATTTATTAGAAACAATATTTTCTGGACGTATATGTTGAATCAAGCAGTCATATGTTGACTGAATGGTATGTTCTGCTGCCGATATAGCAGAATCGTTATTTCTAGGATTGCGAGTACTTACATTTGATGATTCTAAGTATATTGGTCTGCAAGTTACTTGATGGTTTGGATGTTCTAATAGGCTGGATAAAATATTATACGACCACACCCCATTAATTGTATTATCTCTATATGGTCCTAGATATATTGTATTCATTTTTGATTCTTCAGCTTTGCGTATAGGATAAAATCTTCGTCAAAAGAAACTTTGTCTTCTTTGACCTTCTCAGCATGGTTTTGATTATTAACCAAGATTTGTAAATAGTCTTCTATGTTGTTATATCCAAAAGGAATAATTTGAGTTGGTCCGCCTTGAGCAAATCCATAATCAGCATCTCGTAGCATACCTAGAATTTTTGCAGATGCTATCATGTCCGGTTTGTTGAAAGGATAGCTACAGGTTGATAATAGTGTTTCGAAATGATCGTGACGATTAATATTTTGAGATTTTTGTATTGGGCCAATCGTCTGGGCTTTAGAGTCCCAATTTGATCTGAACCCTGATTGGTCTAAGCTATCCAGATACTTTTCCCATGTTTCGGCTACTTGATCCCAATCATAATATTTTTCTGTCAATTTTCTAATTGTTTGTCTTTTATTGTTTCTAATATCTTCTGGTAACTGTATATAATCTAAGATAATACTGGCCAAGTGATCATTATCTGGATATACTCTTAATGCTTTGGTTTCGAGTTCCTTGAACTTGGTTTTAACCCTGATTGGGAAGGCATCGAGCTTTTTAATAACGTCGCACATAGCACTATAATCAACCGTTGCAACGGGTACTCCACAGGCCCCGGCCTCCACTTGAGGCATCCCAAATCCCTCACATATGGAATATTGAACGTAAAGATCGAACAGATTATATACGTCTGCTAAATTTGATGAGCTAAATCCATCTGTAACAGATGGCATACCGCATGTTTTGTGCAAACATTTTTGACAAACTGTTTGAACACCACTATAAACATTACAGCTAGTATTTTTGCAACTTTTGCATACATACGAAAAGAAAACCTTGTTAGCTAATCTAGTATCCTTTAAGAGTTCGGGAATATCCCATCCCATATCTGGATAGCTGGTATGTAGATATAAAAATAGTCTTGAGCCAAGTTCTGGATTAGTATTTTCAAGATTATCTAAGACAGAGCGAAAAGATGTTAGCAGTTCTGGAAAGAGTTTCCTTTTTTGATTTCTCATGACAGAACCAATGATAATGTCATTATCTTTGAATCCTGCTGCTTTTTTTATAGCTGTTCTGTCTTTGATCTTAAATGTATTTAAATCAACTCCTGGAGAAACAGTATCAATATATTTAATCTTGTTGGAGCTTTGTTTTTTAAGAACTTCTGCACCCCAATCAGAATATGTAAAAATAGCATCTGCCGATAAGAAGGTATCTATCCAGTCCTCTTGTTGTGGTTCAGAATCCACTGTTGGCATCAGAATCCAATGAAAATACTTACGCAAAGGCGACGTTTCTTGGTATGCTGTCATCCAATAGTCTCTAATATCAATAACTACATCTGGCTTAAAATCTAATAGAACTTTCTCAAATCTCCATCGACCAAATTGGTTATCTCCTCTAGACGTATATTCTTTATGTCTAGGGTCCGTGTCTTTTACAGCGTTTGCGTAGTAGGTCCACTCAATGTCTTTGTCTCTTGGGTCATTGACAAAACCATAAGAAGCAAATTCTGCAATAACATATTTGTTGGTTTTATGAAGACGAGAGAGTAGTTCTTTGGTATACGTTCCAAATCCAGAATTTAAAAAACTAGCTTCGGAACACATTAAGATTTTAAGTTTGTTTGACATATTATAGATACAAAATAAGGGGGCTTTCGCCCCCGTATTCTGCTTTTTCCTGGATGAATTATGTTCAGAAAGCTACAGACTCAGCATTTTCTGTTTTACTACTTGGTCGTGATAGCTTAGCGATCTTTGAAAAGTTATTTACTCTAACCTTCAAGCTGCTGTGTTTCACACCGTCTTTTTCCCACGAGTCATTTCGTAAAGATCCCTCAATCATTACTAGATCACCCTTCTTAAAGGATTCTGCAATCATCTCAGCCCCGGTATCCCAGGCTTCACAGTTAATAAAGGAAGTAATCTTATCCTTATCTCCGCTAGCCTTCACATACTCTCTAGATACTGCAACAGTAAAGTTGACCACAGATGTTTGCTTACCTGAAGTGTTAACAATACGCAATTCTGGATCTCTAGCTAAATTCCCTCGAAGCAAAGTAATATTCATATGAATATTCTCCTAAAAGTTTAAACTCAAAAAAACTCAAACGCCATGAGTATTATATTTGGAGTCGGGTTGGTGTCAAGTGACTGGGATGAAACATTTTTCTACTATAAGACCGTCTTTGGTCTTGCTTTTATTTCCTACAAAAACGAGAATATTCTCAACAAATAAATGATGTTTATATTTAGCTAATTGTTCTGGAAAAAAGACAACAGAATCCAATACTCCGTACTGATCTTCAATTGTGAGAAAGGCCATTTCTTGTCCTGGATTTTTACCGTTTTTGGTTTTGGTAATATTGATATTACTAATTTCGGCAGCTAAAACAATATTTTCTTTGGTAAAAGTAGTTTTAAATGTTTTACAGTTACAGTTTGACATACTAGTATCATAAGTATCCAGCTTGGAACAGGTTATTGCTGTGCCAAGTAAAGAATTCTCAGAGTCAGATAACCACTCAATTTTATCTAGCAAAGAATATGGAGGTTTATCTATAGACTGAATTAAAGCTTGAATATTAGGTTGCCTATTTTTAGTCACTTTTTTGATTAACAACATAGAACCTAATGCTTCTTTGAGGTTCTTGGGATTGCTTTCTGATATTATTTCCATTAAAAGCTGTAATTCTTTTTTAGTTAAAGAAGAGCATATATCATATTCAAATAGCATCTCTGTTCTATTCTTTTTTAAATAGTCCAAAGCCCCAGCAGAGATCAATGCTTTACTTGCTGTTGAATTAATATTGAGCAGTAGTTGAGTTAGGATTTGTAGCCATGTTGCGGTTTTGAGGTCTATTTCTTTTGTTAAGCTTAATATCTTCTTAAAGACAGATTGACCAACCCCTTTGATATCTGTTAATCCAAAATAAATAATCTTATTCTTGAGAATAAAGAATTCGTTTAGATATCGTATATCTGGAATAGAAACAATAATATCCATTTCGGTTGCATTTCTAACCAGCTCTTTTATTTCCTGTTGAGGATCTATTTTGTCTTTAGCAAATCTTAGATATGATGCAAAAAAGATTCTTGGGAAGTGTGCTTTCGCATATGCTGACATATAAGCATTAATAGCATATGAAATCGCGTGGGACTTATTAAAACTATATCTCTGAGATTTTTCTATCCAACCGAAAATCTCTTCTGCTTCAGATTCGTCAACAATTTTAACCTTTTTTGCTCCCTCAATGAATTTCTTTTTAACCTTAGCCATTTCTTCTGGTTTCTTTTTCCCAATAGCTTTTCTTAACATATCGGCTTCTTGAAGATCAAATCCCGCAATTTTTTGTGAGATTTGCATAGCCTGTTCTTGGTAGACCATTTCTGAGTAGGTACTCTTTAAAGATTCTTCAAGAGCAGGATGGAAAAAGTCAATTGACTCAGATCCATTCTTTTTATCTATATAGTGATTAGATACGCTTTTGCCATCTCTATAGGCTTCCAAACATCCTGGTCTAAGAATACTGATCAGACCAGATAGCTGTTCCATATTTTCTGGTTTAAGCTTACGGGCCATCGTTTGGCCTAACCTAGACTCTAGCTGAAAACAACCTTTTGTATTTCCTTCTGATATCAGTTCCCATGTTCTTTGGCAATCTAAATTTAGATTCTCTACATTTGGAGTAAAATCAATTTTAGGGAATTCACCAGACTGAGAAATAACAGGAAATTTACAACCGCAATCAAAAGTATAATACTCAGCCATTTGCTGTACACGATCCTTTAAATTTTACCTTAGATGATGTGTTCCTAAATAGTCTCATAAACCTAATCAAAAGCTCTGCTGTGTCTTTAACATCTTTAAGAGCATCATGTGAACCTTCTTTGCTTAAACCAAAGTAATCTCTTACATGGTCTAGTGTGTAATTTTTGAGTTCGTTATTACCTTCGAACCAATAAAATACAACATTCATTAAATCCACAACGTCTCTTGGATAAAAAAGACTGGATTTTCCTTCCTTATTGATGTTCTTATATTTCTGACTTAATCTATCTATGATTTTTAAGTCGAATCTGTTAATATTATATCCAGCAGCAATAGGGGCACTAAAGCAAGATTTTCTATCGGACCTTGTATGATACATATCTAGGTAAGATACAAACATCTTCCATCCATGCTCTTGTTTCTGATAAGAATGCCAATCTGATAGAATCTTGTCTTTAGCGCACCCCCTTACTTTGGCATGAAAATCAAGAACATCGCTATCTTCATAGGCGTATTCTTCTTTTTCTTCCAAAGCTGCTGGTTTTAGTGTGATATTAAACTCTGAATCTTTCACTATTTCTAATCTAAAAGGATCTATAATCACAGCAGCAATTTGTACTGGACTACAGACATCTGGATTAGAACCATCTGTCTCTAAATCGAACACACAAAATTTTTGAAAATTAGCCATTGGTTTCCACTGTTACTAGGGTATTTCCTGGGAAAAAAGTCTTCTCGTTACTGTTAGCCGAAGCAGTTGCGTTGATCGACTTGCAACAACTAACTTTAACTTCTACTGCTTTAACATATTGTACGCCATTTACCATAAACTTATCACCTACTGCTAATTGACTGAACTGTTTCTCCATAATTATTCTCCATTTTTAAGGATATCTGTTATAGTCATAATTTTATCCAACATAGCTATACCAAGAATATCAAATTTAATCACGCCAAGGCTTTCTAAATCTTGCATCTCCATACCAGCAATCGACTGCTTGTTCTTAGAATCATATATCATAGGACAAACAAGTTTTAGATTTTCGCTACTAATAACTACACCAGCAGCATGTTTCGATTGGTTAGATTTTGTTCCTTCTAAACGTATAGCTTGTTCAAATCTTTTAGCAAGAGGGCCTGCTAGTGTATTGTCTTCAGATATATAGCACCATTCTTTGAGTTTGTCAACATTATTTTCTAAGGCCCATCGAATAATTGATGCTTCTCCAGTATCTTCTTTCATCTCTTGTAGTTCGTCTGCAATTTTAGCTTCATCCGGAATGTATTTAGTTATACGGTTCATTTCGTCGAAACTAATATTACCATAGACTCTTAATACTTCTTTTAGGGCTCCTCGACCCTTCATAGTATTAAATGTAATCATTTGAGATACTTTATCGTGACCATACTTGTTTTTAATATATGAGATAATCTGTTCTCTTTTATTAATGGGTACGTCAACATCAATATCTGGCATAGAGATATGGTCTGATGTGTTTCTACCAGCATTATAAAATCTTTCAAAGATCAAATCATACTTTATAGGATTGATAGACGTGATTCCGATTAGATATGATACTAAACATCCAGCAGCAGAACCTCTACCCGGACCCGGCAACCAACCCTTAGATCTAACGAGATTAACAATATCTTGCACAATTAAAAAGTAACTAGATAATCCGGCACCTTGTAAGATTTCTAGTTCAAATTTGATTCTATCTACATACTGTTGATGGTCTTCTTTAGCTATTTGCTTATCTATTTTTTCTCTCCATCCTTTACGACATAGTTCTCTTAGATATTCGTCGGGATTAAAGTTTGGCGGACATTTAAATTCTGGAAGAAGAGGTTTGTGTAGAATATCGTATTCTTCACATAATGAATTTACATAGTTAGTATTTTCTATTTCTTCGTCTGTATGTAGACTTGCCATTTCTTCTGGACTTAGAATATGGAAATTATCTGACTTAAAAAAACAATCCATAGCTACAGATTCATCGTTAAGAATTTTTTTATTGACATCAATTAGTGTTGTTTTAAGATTATTACATAGTAATATGCGTTGATCAATAGCGTCTTCTTTTTCACAATAATGGGCATCTGGAGTACAGATTACTTTAGTATTAGTTATTTGACCAAGCCTTCTAATATGCTCTGTCATTTCTATTTGTTCTTTAGAATACTCTCTATCCATTAGTTGTGCTTCTAGAAAGAAATTGTCTTGACCAAAAATATCTTTCATTTGAGCAATGAATTCTGTGCCAGACTTTTCTATGGAATCTGTGGATTCTTGAATTAGATTAGCTAGACTGGATCCCAAATGACCACAAAATCCTATAATATTACCATCTAATAGCTTGGATAGTGTTTTAAAGTCTAGTCTTGGCTTATGATAAAAGTTAGATTCTGAGTTAGATTCTGAAACAATATTAATCAAGGTTTTCCACCCAGCATAGTTTTTAGCCAAAACTAAAAAGTGACTTAGTTTGCTATTTTCTTTGACTTTTAATGAACTATTGTCTTTAGAAATATATAGCTCACAACCTAGTATTGGTTTTATCTTTTGTTTCTTAAGTGCTTGATAAAACTGTACTGTTCCAGAAATAGATCCATGATCAGTAATAGCACAAGATTGAACTCCAATTTTAGCACATCTAGTTGCTATTTGAGCTGGCTTACTAAGACCATCCATAAGACTATAATGAGAATGTACATGCAAAGGGATGTATTGTTTCATGTTCCGGGAGCTTTGTATGATCCAAAGGAGTGATTCGGGTGCTTGTATAGCCCTATAGTAGCGTCGATTCCATATAAGTCTAGATCGTGTTTTATTTGTTCGCACTTTGTCATGGTCGTGTCCTTTGAGCACAACTGACCATTTCTATACTCGATAACAGGTTCGATACTAGTATTAGCAAAAGTAGTCTTACCAAAATGACACAGTTTACTACACATCCAAGACTTATTAAGTTTAGGTTTAGTAGTTTGTTTTATTATATCAAATTTTCTACGAAGTATATTTTCTGTTTCAGCAATATCGCTATCATGAAAACAAATAGAAAAAGGTCCACCATCATTAATAAAATAGATAGAGAATATAATGTTTTTAATATCAGGATATAAGTGTTTAATGGCATAGTGGTAAATTCTTAGTTGTGGATCGTTCTCAAGCTTTTCTTGGGTTTTTTCTTGTCCCGTTGCCCAGTCTAATCTTTTACCTGTTTTCCAGTCAATTACCTCGATAGTATCTTTATTAACAAGAGTTATTAAATCAATAGTACCTTTCATGGCCAAATTACCCTCTAATACAGAACCGTCTGTAAGATTATAAGAGTATTTAGACCATGGTTTTTTTATTTCAAAATCAAAATGTTGTTCTGGCATTAAAATATTACGATTTCTAGGATCAAACATGCCATTATTTAATTCGATTGCCTTATAAACCCAGGAATGACAATCCTTATAGTCTTTAGGTGCCCACTTGTGATGCGGAGATCTCTCTGTGTAGTGCTTGTATACTTTTTGTGTGATAGTATCCAGATTATAATTATTCACATCAATATGGCCAACTACATCATCGTCTATTTCGGTCATACCGTCTTGCTGTCCTTTTTTAATGACAGCTAAAATTTCTAAAACCTTATGGACAATAGTTCCTTTATCGGCCTTTTGACCAGACGGACCTCTCCATCCAAGAACATATTCAATAAAATATTGTTGCTCACAAAGACTGTGGGTATTATATGAACTACTTCGAAAGTATGTGATTATAATTTTAGTATCTCCTCTAAAATATTTTTGGTTTCTGTTAGTTGTTCTAATATGGACATATTATCATTATTTAATACAAAATCAAAATTTGTCCAATTATAATTTTCTGGATCTAAGATGGTTTCGCTAATGTGGTCAGAATGATGCAAATCTCTTGAAAGTCTCAGAATTTTACCATTATTATTTTTAACTATGTCTACTTCATTTGGAAATCTGCAGTCTGTAATAATAGCTAACTCTGGTTTATCTTTCTTTATTTTAGTAATCGTAGCTTCCACCCAAACGTCTGGTTTAATTTTACGAAATACGTCGGTTCCTATATATTGTAAAATATCTCTGGCTGATAGACACTTACCGTCTAATTGAAGGTTCGTTGGCGCATTTTTTTCTTCATCAGAACCATAACATTGATCATAGGTTAATCCAAGAATATTCATACAAATATCCCTCTTCAAGACATCTGCAAAATTATATATCTTAATATATGGAGCTAATTTTTCAAACACTTGGGAAATAATATAGTCGTTATTACCATAATGATTGGTAGGATCAAATACTCCAGCATAATTAGTATCCCCCAATAAATCAGATACTATAATTTGTCCATACTCGTTGATATATACTTTATTGGATATGCCAAGATTAGACATATAGATAGAGTATATAAAATTTCCAGTAGTACTTTTACCGGACTGTTTTCTTCCAGATATTCCTAATATTAGCATTTGATATGGCTTTCAATTAATGGTTTAATATCTTTTATTACTTTTTCCAAAGGCATTTCTGCAACATCTGGATAGTCGGTGAGTTGAATATGTTTAACATTATACGTTCTTTGACATTTTTGTAGAATCTGATCTGCTGCTTTTTTACCAGCTTCGTCGTTATCCATTAAGGTTACAATAGTCATAGCGCCAGAAATATCAAGAAGCATTTTTTGTTTATCTCCCAACGAAGAACCAAATATAGCAACAGAGTTGTGTATTCCTGCTTCTTCAAGTCTCCATACATTACCAGGGCTTTCCACCAAAACTACTCCACCGAGTGCTTTAATGTGTTCTTTAGCATACCAGAAATTATACAAAGATTCATTAGCAGAAAATCCTTTGCTGTGTCTCCATTTTGGGTTTTCATTATTAATTGTTCGCCCAGTACATCCTATCATATGCTTATGGTCTTGATCATAGATCGGAACCACAGCTCTGTTGTACATCTCTCTGCCGCTAGTTGTACATTCTCCAACATCGTATTTTGTTAGAATCTTCTTGCTAAAGTTCCTAGTTTGAAAATAAGACGATGGGATTTGTAAAGACTTCACCACTGTTGAACGAGCTATTTGATTGGTAGCTTTGGTATTATTCTTGGTGATATAGTTAACGGTATTAACAAATGTATGTTTTTCTTGATCTTTTTTAGGTGTAGATATTGCACGAACGTTGTGATTACTAAATTGTACAGCATACTCTACGGCTTCATTAAAAGATATCATATCATCGCCTGGTTTTGTCCAGTTTTTTTTGATTCTGGATAAACATCCACGTATAAAACCAATAATAGAAGATTTAAAAACACCCTCACATTGATGTGTTCTACATTTCCAGTTTCCTCTATAAGAATCTCCTTGGTAATAAAGATTAAAAGCAGAAGCATTATCCCCACTGTGAATGGGGCATGGCATAATAACCATTTTATCAAGAATCTTATAGTCTTCAATACCCAAAGTAATTAACAAATTTTCTATGTCATCACAAACAGCATCAGACAATTCTTTTAACTGATACTGATTATACGAAGGGAATGTCTTCTTTATTATTTTCGTCATCAACGATAAATCCATCTTGGTGTTGTTTATTATTACTCAATAGTTCTAGTCTAGTCTTACCCTCTGTAATTTTAGCGCACCAGCCCTTCATATTACAGTTGATATAGTCATTGTCATCCAAACCTCCTCCGTGACGAGCGATCAAAGTAATAAGTTTTCTATTACCTCCCTCAACCCCGTCTTCTGCTATTTCTTCATCAGACTTTCGTTTGAAGATGCTGAAATTGCTACACAACCATATAATACGATCAGAACCACTAGCAGAATCTGTACTTTCTTTAGTAATACCATCTCGATTCAATTGAATAAAAGCCATGATTGGAACTTGATACTTTACAGCAAAGTTATGAAGTGCTGTCATCATAAAGCCTAGTAGCTGATACTCTTTGAGATCTTTATCCATTCCTGCCGTATCCATAAGCTTAAGATAGTCATAAAAGATAACACAATCTTTAGCTGTACCGTCGTCATTTAATCCTACTTCTTTAACTATCCATCTTCTCATAATGGATAGCTGTTCTTCAAAAGGTTTTCCTGCTATTACCTTATGATGTATAGGCATATTTTTTAGTTCTGTCACAGCTTCTAGTATTTTTGCTTTATGTACTGGAGACTCTGTGAATTTTCCAGTTTCAATTTTAGCTATTTCTATTTCTGATGACATAGCTAGTAGTCTATGTATATGGTCTTTTTTGCTCATTTCGGTATCCATGTTTAAAACAGGTATACCTAGTTTAGCTATATTTCTACCCATATTGTCAGACAATAGTGTTTTACCAGTTTTTGGTCTAGCTCCAATAACATTAACAGTACCCTTTCTCAATCCTCCTCCGATAGCTTGATCATAAACCGGAAAGCCAGTAGGAATACCAACCTGATCAATAGTATTGGTTTGTAGATATTCTATGTATTCTTCTAAGCCTTCTCCCATTAAGGACGGAGCATTATCGTTATCATTATTAATAGAAGAAGCAAAATTAAAAACACTATCTTCAGCAATACCTATGATAGAGGAAATACTTTCGCTACCATTAACGTCTAAGATTTTATCTTGAGCGGTTTTGAGTTGCTTATGTAGAAGTCTAGCAATTTCAAGTTTTCTGATTTTTGCAGCAAATTTGCGAATGTTTTCTAGATTAACAGGAAAATCACTAATAGCCTTTAAATGTAAAGCTTCTTCTTTCTTTGTGAGAATATGTCCAATTTCTAGTTCTTGTGCAGTAGAGTAGATTAGTGCCAAGTCTATGTTGGGTTTTTGGTGCTTTTCACATATTGTTTTTAAACACCGAAAAATAAGCTGATTACTATCTACTGTAAATGTAGACTCTTGTATAAGATCACTAACGTCTAAAAAAGCATCTTCACCATATTGAAGAATGCCACTTAATACGGCTCTTTCTGCCGAAGGATCGCATAAAATCATATTTAATAAACCTTAAAATTAACCTGATTGTGTAGCGCAAGTATTACATTTATAACGAGAGATTGAATCAAAAATTAACGAGGGACTGACACTCTCTTTTTTTCCACATATTCTACAAACCACATTCACCGGCTCGGCTTCGTCTCTTGTTCTAGCAACCGGTGGAATTTTAGACAAAACTTTATCTATTGCAGAATCCTCTTTATGCATACCAAATTCAGACATACTTTCAAACTTATTAAGACCATCACCACTGTTAGACTTACGGCGCTTTTGTCCTCCGCGTGTCTTGATTGTGGATGTTGATCTAGTTGAGTTTTTACTCTTAATTTTACTTGTTGCTACAACAGACTCTGTATTTTCTTGCTCTTTTGGTAAAAGAGCTTGCAGAACCTCTATGAGACTTTTAATTTGATCTGGATTTTTTATTAGGTCATTAAGATCCATGTTTCACCTTTGTTTTCTGTACTGCTAATATAATATCGGATAAGTTTTTAATATTGTTCGCTAAATAGGATAATCTGTCCATTCTTTGTTTTGCATATTTTTTTATACGATTTAATCCACTAGCCTTATCGTTATGCTTAATAGCCTGAAGAGATTTTTCTATATACCCATATCCCTTATAGTTATTAATTTCGTCAGCGATAGATTCCTTAATTGATTCTTCGGCCCAGTTATGTCTAGCTATTTCTCTATTAATAGTTCTTTGTAAGAACAAAGCATATTGGGCTAATCTCAAGGAGATCTGTGCACAATCTTCTGGGGTTAATTTTTCTATCACATCCCGTGACATAGAGAAGTAGGAATTTAATTCTTCTTCTGTAAAATTATGAATATCAGAATATGTTCCTAGACCAATAGATTTTTCATATTCGTCTAATATACGATCCCATTCTTCAACTTGTTCTTTAGTATTCATTTCCCTGTAATCCTATTTAGCCATTCTGAATCAGACTCATTAAAGGGTAGTTCTATATATTTAATACCGTTTAATTCACACCATTCCAGTTTTTCTTTATCTCTCTTTTTGTGCTTCATGAAGCCTAGAGCATTATTATGATAATGACCAACGAATTTATAGTGTTGTTCTCCATGAACTTCCACACAAGTTCTATTAAGAGGCATATAAAAATCTAAGTACAAAGTCTCAGACTTACGCAATATAATTGGAATTTCTTCCAGCAATTGTAGTGTTGGAAACTGAGTAGATAACAAGGCTCTGGCTCTTATATGCAAAGAGGACTTATTAGTAGTCTTTCCATGAGCCATATTTCCTGTCAAGTTCCAAGTGTGAGCAATGCCATCCAAGTCCTTTACTAGCATTTGATTCCCATGGTACTCTTGATTGATGCGTTGAGTTTACTATATGTTTCCGGATTGTCAAGCAAAAACTGCCTGATTTTTTCGGTGCCTTGCATCTTTGGTTTTTTCTCTGTTCCTTCATCAACAAAGTCTAAAGTATACCAAGCTCCGGCCTTATTGATTAGACCAATATCACAAGCCAACATGATCGATTCAGTATATTGATCAATACCTTGACCATACCTAATATAACTAGTGATAGAAGCTCCCGGAGGACCGAGAGCGGAACATAGAACTTGCCATTCTACTTCTTGGCCTATTTGAGTAGCATCTGTTCCGATAATCCATGGCTTAAAAGTCTTAGCCTTTATCTTAACATCCGTCTGATAAGCAATAGCCTGCCCAGACTTCTCCTTAAATTCTGCCCCATATCCCGTTGGATTACCCATAAGATGAGTGATACCAATTACAATATTTTTATTAACAGGTATTACATTTGCTACCTTACGACAAAACTTTGCTAATAATTTAGCGCCGTCTGCGCGTTGCATTTTATCCATATCACTAGTAATTTCTGCTTCTGTACATAGTGCAGAATATGAGTCGATAATTAATATAGAACCAGGAATTTCATTAATGATTCTTTCTCCAATTTGCAGATATTCTTCTGCATGAAGAATTTTACCTTGTTGAGATCCTATAACATCAATCCTATTAAGATCTAATCCTGGAATACCTTCAAGATCTCTCTTTTTTAATCTACCCTCAATATTTAGGTAATACACATGACGATCTTTCGCTAAGTCTCCCTTGTACT